GCAAAAGAGTTCTGGAAAGAAATTGATAACCAGATCATCGAACTGAACACCGAGGAAATCGGCATTGAAATCGTCAACGACCTGATGGGCGTTCAAACCGTACTGCCTATCGGTAAAACGCTGAAAATGTACAGCGTATCCGGCGACATCAACGACGAGGTCGTAATGTCTATGGATGGTCAAGCGCCGCACGGCTTTGATCACACCGAATACGGCAGCGATGGCGACCCGATTCCGATGTTTACCGCTGGTTACGGTGTCAACTGGCGTTTAGCTCATGGCTTAAACACTGTTGGCATTGACCTTGCTCTGGACAGCCAGCGCCTGAAACTGAAAAAATTCAATAAACGCCGTGTTAAATTCTACCTCGAAGGGAATGAAAACATGGTTGTTGATGGTCATAAAGCTATGGGTATTAAGAACCACAAAAACACCCAACAACTAACCCTGACCACTGACCTGAAAGCAGCAACATTCGACGAACTGATCGACTTCTTCACCATTGGTGAATTCGGCGTTATGGCCCGCAATAACTTCGTGGCTAAATATGATGTTATGTGGGTATCACCTGACGTCATGGCTAACCTGGCCCGCCCGCACATCGTTAACGGTGCTGTCGTTGGTAGCGTGCTCAATACTGTTATGCCGTTCGCTCCGGTTGGTGAAATTCGTCAGAGCTTCGCACTGACTGGTAACGAAATCATTGCTTATCAGCGCCGCCGTGATGTTATCAGCCCGCTGATCGGTATGACCACTGGCGTAGTCCCTGTACCGCGCACCATGCCTACCGATAACTACAATTTCAAAATCATGTCTGCCGAAGGTTTACAAATCACCTGCGACATGCTGGGCCGTTCCGGTGTCGTTTACGGTCACGAATAATTTCCTTGTTTCCTGTAACTCCCCGGCGCGATGCCGGGGATTTTTTTTGTATGTGGAGAAGACAAATGGTCACTACAGAACAGGCACGGGAATATCTTGAAAGCCAGGGTATTGACCTGCCAGACGTTATCTTATCCTTGATGGTGGAGCAGGCAAACAGCGTTAACGAATGCCTTGATGCCAACTATCCGGCCTCCACTGCAACATTAATTCAACTTTACCTGATTGGCCTGTTAGGACTCACCCAGGCTAACAAATACGTTTCCTCGCATACTGGTACGAACGGCGCAAGCCAGTCATACCGATATGTTGATTTCAATCAAAAATGGAAGGCAGCCTATTCGTTGCTTTACTCCCTTGATAAACACCACTGCACCGCCGAATTGGTTCCTGCAGATCCACAGAACACCGCACACGCTGGGCTGTGGATAGGTAAAAGCGGGAGGATGTAACAATGTGGAACGACCTTACGTTACCTAAACCGCTATTGCCGAAGCCGTTCACCCGCGTGTGGGTGAAGACTGACACCGGGCGACAGGTGGCGGCCTATCTCAATGATGCTGGTGAATGGGTAATTCTTTGCCCGCGAGTGGCGGAAACACATCCCAAAATCATCCAATGGAGTTGCGGCTATGAGTAAGTTATCACGATTCACTTACAAGGCATTAGCCACCATTTACCCCGTGACGCGTGACGATTGGACGAACTCAGATGTATACGGCACGCCATACCTTATTGATTGTGCATGGGAACGCACTGACGGGACCGCGACAGACGCAAACGGGAATGAGGTTAGCAACACGATAACCGTATATACCGAACTGCTTTACAAGATGCAGCCAGTGCAGCGCCCGGAAAAAGGGTGGATGATTGCCACTGGCGACACTACTGCTATCGCTGACCCGCTGGCGGCTGGGGCCAACTTTATAACCGGGATCGTTGAATGGGACATGAGCATGTTTCGCGACACGCCGGATTATAAGATCGTCACAGGAGGTTAATCATGCCACTGAAAGGCGTCAGACGAGTCCGTATGAAAATGACGGAAGAAATCAGGAACATAGCAGACAAAAAGACTTATGAAGTGCTATGGATTGTTGGCAACGTTGCATCCGGCCTTGCATCTGGAATGACGCCAGTTGATACGGGTTTTTTGATTAACAGCATGTACCAGACTGTCGAGAAGAGCGGCAACGGCCTTTGCCTCAGGGTTGGATATACCGCCCGCTATGCTGAATGGGTGCATGACATGCCAGGGACATTAATGGGACAGCCTCGCGAGCATTTCGGGAAAACCAATAACCTTTCAGATTTCGGCCCAAAACAGGTAGTTGAGTTCGGCGGCGGTACTGGAAAAGGTTATTACTGGGATCCGAACGCTGAACCGGAATTTTTGCGCAAGGCGTTCGAGGAACCGGATAATTTCAATGAGATCTGGAACACGATAAAACTTGGGTACTGGACGAAACAATCATGAAACGCAGCGAAGTATATGACGAAATAAGGGATTGGATTAAGTCCCACGGGTACGACGAAGGCTATATTTTGCAGGCCCGTTTCTGGAATGAGCGATCCAATTCGAATAACGACAGGTACATTGTCATACAGCAAAACGGCGGCGCGGCTGGCGAAGAAGCAGTAACCCGTGACTACTTCCGCATCCTGGTTATTTCAGCACGCAATGACGCAAATATCAGTGAAGTGGAAGACCTCGCCGACGCAATACGCCAGAGTATGATAACCGAATACAAAACTGATAAAATTACTCACATGAAACCAATTGGCGCTATTCCTGCAATGCAGACGAGAGAAGGGCGCTTTATTTTCACCGTAGCTTTCCAAACCATCATATCTAGATAAGAGGTAACTAAACATGTCTCAGACTTGTGAAAAAGGTTCGTTCTTAGGCCGTGACGTTGCCGTATTTTACGCTATCGCCTGCCCTAATGCGAAACCTAATGATGAAGCCTATAAAGCGTTAGGCATGATGCGTGGCAAATCTCTTTCCGTAGAATGGGAAACCGCAGACGCCACCGCTGATAAATCAGCAGACTACACCAAAGAATCATTGGTAACTTACAAATCTGTTGCATTCTCCGGCGACGGCGTATCCCGCACCGAAGAGATCCACAACCAGAAAGCACTTAAACGCCACGTTATTAACCCTGGCGAAACAACTGGTGCGCAGCCTTACGTCTGGTTGAAACTCGTTTCCCCGCTCGATGTAACCGAGGGTCCATTCCTTTGCACCTCCTTTAAAGAAGAGGATCCGCACGACGACGTGTCAACCTGGTCAATTGAGTGCGAAAGCGCTGGCAAGGTCACAGTAGGTGACGTTCCGTCAGTGTAACAGTAAATATTAACATCGGGGCCGCTTGGCCCCTTTATTTTTAAGGTGACAACTATGATTCACGTTCGAACAGGACAGTTTGCGGTTGTGGTTGATGGCAGACGTTACGAATTTAATCCCTGCTTTGCTGCAATGGCTAAGATCGGCAGTGACAGGGAACTGGTTGAATACTTCGCAACGGTTCACGGTGGCAGATACCCACAGCGTTTGCCAATGGATACAGACCTCCGCAATCGCATTATGGCGCGTTGTTATGGTGAACTGGTGCAAACGTCCATCCACATACTGAAATGTTGCTCAGAATGCGAAATAGGCCCGTTATTGGGCGAATGTAGCTTTACTCCTTCGGGTAAGTTAAGACTAAAACCCGGATTAATGCCCACCAGCGACGTTATCACGCTTGCGCAGCACTGCATGTTCCACGGTTTAATTGGTGACGGACCGGAGGAAGACGTTGTCGAGGATCGGGAAGGCGACTATAAACAGACATTCGACATCCTTGAGTATGTTTACTCTGCCGTTGCTCACTTGGGGTTATCTGAGTCTGAGGCGTGGGGTATGACAATGACCGGATATAGGGCCGCTGTACGCGCTAAAACGCCACCAGACGAAAGAAACGAGAAACGTAAGCCAAATGTTCAGATAAATAAACGTGATTATGATGAGCAAATGGAGGCCGCTAGAAGGGTGCTGGAATTGATGAAAAAACGCAAGCAAGAAAAAGCCCGGAATTAACCGGGCGTTTTGTTAATTGAAATCTTTAATTGCTGTACCTGGTGAACCGTGCGTGATTGTGTTGTATACAGACTTGGCCTTACTGCGATCTTTCCACTCCTTCAGGATGCAGTTGTCAAACTTTGCGATAACCCTTGAAGGCGAGAACTCTTCAACATCCATGTATGTAAATCCTATCGTGCTTGTCACTGACCACCATACGTGGTAACTATATTTGCCGTCATACTCAACTCTTTGCGGTTCCCCCATTATTTTATTCACTTGCTCGCAAGTCATTCCAACTTGCAATTTTTTATCAGCTAACTTGACGAAATCAGTTGATCTTGCACACCCCGTAAGAGCTAAAGCGATAACACCAATGAGAACCGCCTTGATTATATTTTTCATGATTGAGTCCTTAATTACGTTTATCTTCGGTTGTCATTGCCAGCACCAGCACAGCCATCACATTAAATGCTAATCATGCTGTAATATATACATCTATAACCGTTTGACTGTGTCCATTATTTGATCCTTACTATTTCGATTCTTCCGTTGCCCAAGTCAACGATGGCGTTATTTTTGTAACCCGCTCCGCCTGCGTTAAACATTCTTTCAGCAAATGCGGCTTTATCAGCTTTACACTCATTGGCTATTCTGTTTCTTATTTCATCGTTACCTTCGAACACGACGCCTACAGCGGCCTCATCAACAAGTCCATAGTTAAACCATCTTGCGTAAACTGGTTTACCTTCGAAATGCTTGTCAATTGCTTTATAAAAAACCTTGATGGCTGCGGGTTCCTTCTTGAAAATTTTATGGTATTCGGCAACGTTATTTGCTACTTCATCGCAGTTTATATTCATTACATCGTTTGCATTTGCGTTGAATGCTAAACCAACCATTACCGCCATCATTGCCGCTTTGATTAACCGTTTCATAACCCACCCCGCTCATTTCTTATTTTTAAGAGCTTTCAGCATTTCTTCGATAAAGTCGGCATAGTACTCATGCTCGTTGGGTCGGTAGTAGTTTTTCATTTTCTTATCCTCTTTTGCTTCCTCCGGTTCATCCGGCCTTTTAAGTCCCTTTGCTCTATCCCTTTCTTTTATCTTCTTTATACAAAATGTATTCGTTGAAGTGAAGCCATTTTGTATAAAATAGAGATCTGGATCACACTTTTCATGAGGTTAAATCATGGCAACTAGTTTAGGTACAATTTATTACGAAGTTGATGCAAAAACTGGTCAACTTCTCGTTGCTCAACGACAGGCAGACCAGGCTTTTGACAGCATCGAGCGTGGCGCAAAACGCGCTGACCGCCAGGTGAATACGCTTAAGACTTCAATCAAAGCACTATCCAGGGTCATCCATCTGTTACTTGCTGCGGAGGCTGTGCGCCAGTTTATTGACATGGCGGAACAAGCAAAAATGCTTCGCGTAAAAATCAAACTGCTTACAGGTGAGGCAGAGGCCACGGAACGTGTTTTCAACAGACTGAAAGATATATCAAAAGAGACAGGCCAAAGCCTCAAGGACACTGGCGACCTGTGGCAAGGGCTTGCTATATCGCTAAAAAACACATCAGCTACGGAAGGCCAGGTCCTCAACCTGGTTAGCACGCTGCAAAAACTTGGTAGCCTGGGCGGCGTGTCTGCGGAACAACTATCAAACTCCATGCGCCAGTTCCGCCAGGCTATTGATGCTGGCGTGTTGCAGGCTGAAGAATTTAACTCAATACGTGACAATACCCCAACAATCATACAGGAAATGGCCCGCCAAATGGGGTTGTCAATGGGTCAGTTCCGCGCTGAAATGCTGGACGGCAAGATCACGGCTGAAAGGATGCTCAACGCGATCCAGGCCTCCACGCAGGAAACGAACGAGAAGTTCGCGCAGTTGCCGCGCACAACTGGCATAGCCTTCAACGAGCTTAAAGTTGAGATGATGGGCGTTGTTGAACAGCTTGACGATCTTTTCGGCATATCTGACGGCGTTGTAACAGCAATAGACTTAATCACTGGTGGTGTTGAGGGATTGGGTAAAGGCGCAAAATTCGCCGCAACCTGTTTCAATACACTGAAAACCGCTGGTAGCGAGTTTATCGACATGTTTGACGATGTTGCCGTTAAGGCTGGCGAGGTGGCGGAAGAAATCATCAGAATGGTGACGCCAATCAAGGCGCTAATGGATGGCTACAAATGGATGAAGGAGATCGTAGACAAGCGCAAGGAAGAGCTAAACAGCAACAACGAGAAGAAATTTGGCCCTACCGTTGGCAAAGTCATGACGTTTGCTAACGACATTAAAAACGCCACTGCCGCCTATGATGAGTTTATGGAGAAACAGGGTGAGGCTGACGATGGCAAGATCACTGGATTCGATCAGCCAGTTGGCAAGCCGAAGAAAGGAAAAAAAGGCAAAAAGGACAAGAAATCTGAGGCTGATCGGCTTGGCGATGAAGGTATAAAAGTGTCCGACCAGTACAACAGGGACGCCGCCGCCATGCGTAAAGCGCTGGAGAACGGCAAGGCCATTGATGCTGCATTCGCCCAGGGCAAAATAACCCTCCTTGAGTACAAGGCCGCGCAGAAAGGGATAGGCAAGGAACTTAAGGACGAACTGGCCCAAATCCCTGTCGATGAGCTACGCGACAAATGGGACCACATAGTTAGCCCGATGGACCAGCTTAAGGGAGAAATTGACCCAATCAAGCAGGCGCAAAATGAATGGGCTGTTCGAAAACAAATGCTGATAGACCTGGGCGCTACAGAGGCGCAACAGAAACAGGCGCTATTGGAATACGAACAACAGATCCGCGATCTGAAATGGGAACAATGGCAGGCGCAAAGCGAAACAAACAGCCTGATTGGTGCGTGTGTCAGCGGCCTGAAGGGTGGCATGGGCAATGCCCTTACCGGCCTGCTAAACGGTACTCAGTCGCTAAGTGAGGTTTTCGCCAACCTGGGAAGCAGTATCCTCAACACTGTTGGCAACAAACTATCAGAAATTGCCGCTAACTGGATAGCAGATCAATTGATGATGGAAACGCAAAGCAAGGCTACCCAGGCAAGCACAACGGCTGGCGCTGTTGCTGCCCAGGGCGAGATTGCGGCGGCGGCTGCCCCGGCGGCGGCTGCGACGGCTGCGTCAACTGGTGGTAGTTGGGCGGCGGCTGGCGCTGCGGCGCTTTCTGCGATCATGTCGCTTGCAACGTCAATCTTCGGTGGCGGTCGTTATAATGGTGGTTCTGTCAATGGTGGTAGTCTGTATCGCGTAGGGGAACACGGTATTCCTGAGCTATTCCAAACGAGCAACGGGCGTCAGTATATGATTCCTGGCGAAAATGGTAGGGTAATTCCTGGTCGCGATCTCTTCAGTGGTGGCGGCATCAATATGCCTGTTAACATCACCGTCCAGACCACAAACGGGTTTAGCGACGAAGACAGTCGCAGACTCGAACAGACGATGGAACGCGTCGCGATGAAGATGATGGCAAGGGAATCGCAACGACCTGGAGGAATGTTGCAACCTCGCCGCAAATAAACAAAACCCCGGTACAATGCCGGGGTTATCTTTATTCAATTTCATCATTTTTAAATTCGCCGTTTGCATAAAGCTGTAATGCTTTTATTAGTTCGTCAGCTTGCTTTTTGTCTATTACAATCATCTCGCAGTCGCTAACGATCCATAATCTCCCGTCATCTTCAATACTAAGATTAATACTTCTGCATTCTTCAGTCTCATGAATAACCATTGTTAACCTTCGTTATGTTATTGATTTCGTGAATAAATTTACTCAAATCTTGTATATCCCCTTTCAATTTTCCCTCCGTGTACACTTCTGGCAAATACCGCGTCAGTATACCTGAAAAATGGGCATGTATATGTATCACCTTTACTATCCATATATTTTAGCACCCATGCCATGCGTTTTACGTTGCTTTTGTTTGCCGGGTTTTTCATTTTTATTTTCCTCCGCAAATCACAACCTGCCGTTTCTTGCTATGTAGCTGCGAGCAAACATCACCTGCCAGATGTTCCAGATCTCCCGCCACGTAAATTTATCATCTTCCATATTTCACCCCATCACGCTTATAAGGCTTGTTGTCAGCAAACGGGATTAGCTCATCGTTTGCCACCTGGCGATTAAACCAGTCTTTCAGGACAGCCAGGGAAAACCTGATACCGTAGCTGTGCAGTTCGCGCCATCTCATTTGTGTGCCCCTTTTACTCCACAGTGGCGGTTGTATTCCAGGTGGTCAATAATTAACCAAACTTTCAAGTCTTCACTGAACAGCCGCCAATCAGGGTTAATGTCCATCTTGTATCCGTAACCATCGCGTAACTTTTTGGGGTAAACCTCTTTTTTAAGGAAAGCATCAAGCAATTGTTTTCCTTTCTTGATGATCCGTTCCTGGGCGTTTTTCTGTGCTTTCAGGTTTTTGCCGATCATTACCAATTTCATAACTCACCCCCACGCAATCAATCAGTTGACCACTTTCAGGAAGAAATCGCGGTATTCATCTTCTTTTGCGTTCATCATGAACTGACCGTATTTGAATGCGTCATCAAATCCCTTCACAATCGCAACTTCCACCTGTTCGAATGCTTTGTTCAGCATCACAACCACATAGCGTTCCATATTGTCCCCCTTTGTTGGTACTGCTTTCCTTTCTTGATTTCTATATACATCTTGTTACGTCCTGTGTGAAGCCATTTCGTAAACTAGGTATAATTCTTGTGACGAAGTTATCATTTTTCGCGTAGAAGCGCGTAAAGGTGTATTCGATATGTAACTTATAGGGGGAATCATGCCAGAAGTTTTCAAATGGACGCCGCAAAGAAGCTACAGCGTGACCAGGGAACCAAATGTGTCGGTCGTTAAACTTGGTGATGGTTATGAACAGCGCCAGGCGAAAGGGATTAACACGTTGCTTGATAGCTACACCCTGGTTTTTAAAGGCAGTAGCGCAGGATGCGGTGATAGTGGGAACGTGGCGATCCAGGCCGAAGCATTCTTGAGGGCGCGCGGCGCTGTCGAGGCTTTTTACTGGTCGCCGTCTATGGATGGCGTGCAAAGGCTTTTTGTTTGCCGTAGCTGGAGTATGACAAAGGACGGGCCTGTATACACGCTAAACGCAACATTTGAGCAAGTTGTCAGCTAGTGGGGGTTAATATGTACGGTACTTGTGTAGTGGACAAAACTGACGCTTTTACACTGTTTGACGACTACGAGATCAACGACCTTACTGTAAAGGCTGACAATGGCGATACATGGTATCTTCATGATGTTGGTGATGGTTATGTGGGATGCAGATCCAGAGAAGGCAAGGAGGTTTTATTTTTGGTTGATGGCGTATAATAACAACCCCGCTTCGCGCGGGGTTTTCTTTTAGTAGTTAATATACAGCAGACTCATTGGGTGAGCGTGCGCCATGTTGTTGGCTATTGCCGCCCAGTCCCAATCAGCAGCGTGAACGCCAAATACTATCAGTCCCATTATTATTAGCGCCAAAACTTCTATTTTCATAATCTGTCACCTATAAGTTATCACGCAGATAATTAACGCCCTTATCAGTGACGAATGAGTGATTGACCTGGTTTTCATCCGTCATGATGATGAATAACTTTTCCTGTAGGTATTTAGCTTTCGGGTACAGAGTTAAACAGACCTGGTACAGTATCCCGCGCTCAATCAGCAAATCAATAAATTCGTGTTCATGATAACCGATAAGGCGGGCGGCCTGTTTCAACGTGTACACATAATCACCGTGATTACGCCGCGCCATACTGCCACCTTATTTATCGAACGCGCCCATGTTATCGATACAGAAATCTTTTGCCGCTTTTTCGTATTCGCGTTTTGCTTCTGGATCGTCAGCCGGAAAACCTTTTGCGTGGATTTCACCAGGGCAAGACTGATCCATAGAGTCTGCAAATTCAACATTGACGTTAAAGTTAATATCTTTCGGGTTCATATCTTCCACCTTCTCGGCTATTTGTACCGGAGTTATTTTGAATTCCCTGGCGCGCCCGAAGAAGCGAACAAGTTTTTCTCCTTCCTCGACTGCCATTTCGTAACTGTCATGTAAGCCGTAACCTTCCCAATCCTTACTGCCTGCCATCCATACATCGAGACGGTATTTTTGCATTTTACTGATCCCCGCTTTTAATCGGTTTAATCCGGTAGCCCAGGACGCGATCATCTTTTTCCGATAGGTCGAGGGCTGTTTCTAGGGCGTCGCCAGGGTTATCGAATTCAGCCTCGATATCACGCCCGTTACTCATGAATAAGGTCAGTCGCCATAGTTTATCGTTCATCCCGCGCCCTTTTGTGCCATTTTGTTAACTGTGCTTCCTTTTGAGTACAATATACATACTGTAAAAAACGCGATCAACCGTTTTGGTATGATTTAGCGTGACGGCGATCACGAAATGACAAGGTGATAAAATGCGCAACATACCTACAGAGATGATTATTGATTCCGTCGATGCCGGAGTCGGCGCGGTAATTGACTTGTTTGAATTAGACCTCACGCCCCTGGGTGGCGATGTTATCCGCTTCCATTCCGGCGCGAATGGCTATTACGGCCCTGTTATCTGGAAGGGGTTGGCTTACAACAGCTACCCAATCGAGGCCACTGGCTTCGAAATGAAAAACGAAGGTGTTTACTCGCGCCCACAAATGGCAGTGGCAAACATTGGCGGGCTAATTACCGGGATGAACAACGATTTCAACGACCTGCGAGGAATGAAGGTTACGCGCCGCCAGGTGGAAGTGAAATACCTGGACGCCGTCAACTTCCCCAACGGCAACCCGGATGCAGATCCATCTATCGAGGCAGTATCTTTTTACGTCATTGAGGCGATGAGCGAAGAAACAGCAGACCAGGTGCAGTATGAACTGTCAACGCCAATTGACGCTGACAAGGCGGTTATTCCAGGGCGCACAATCCTCGCTGACGTTTGCCAATGGCAATACCGTGGCGACGGTTGCGGATACAGTGGCGGCCCTGTAGCTACTGAAAAAGACGAATCGACCAGCGATCCTAAGCTGGATAAGTGCAGCCACCGCCTGAGCGGTTGCCGTTTGCGTTTTCCGCGCCCGAACCCGTTACCAATTTCATGTTTCCCTGGATCAAGCAAGGTCGGTTAATTATGGCACTTGAAGATAAAATGATTCGCTATGCGGCAGCCCACCAGGAAGAGGAAGTGTGCGGGCTGGTGATAGATGACGATTATTTTTACCCGTGCTTAAACGTGTCTGAAACGCCGCACAACAGTTTTAAAATCTCGCCTGACGATTATATCAAAGCTGACGAATTAGGCGTTATAACTGCCGTTTTTCACTCCCATACTGACAATTCGTTGATATTGTCAGCACGGGATCGACAACAGCAGGTTATTTCCGGCCTGCCGTGGTATTTGTGTTCCGGTGGCAGGGTAAGAAAATTCCGCCCGGTGGCGCACCTGTTGGGCCGTAAATTTGAACACGGGAAGGCAGATTGTTACTCGCTTTTCCGTGACGCCTATCATCTTTGCGGCGTGGATCTACCGGATTTTGAGCGCCATGATGGGTGGTGGCTGCGTGGGGAAAACCTGTACATAAAGAACCTGCCATTGCACGGGTTTTTCATGGTTGACGCTCAAAGCATTCAGCCCGGTGATGTGATTATCCGCCAGCCGTTTAAAGGCGCTGACCCATGCCACGCGATGATTTACCTGGGCGATAACACTGTTTTGCATCATGACAATGCCGGACTGTTAAGCCGCCGCGAGCAAATGCGGCCCGCGTATGTTCGACAGACCAATTCAATATGGAGATCTGACAAATGCTCAAGTTTAGATTTACGGGCAATCTTCGAAGATATTACGGCAAAGTGTGTTTGAACGTTGATACGCCAGCGCAAGGGCTTAACTTATTGATTGCGCAGAATCATGAGTTCAAAAAGGCGTTTTTAAGTACCCCGTTGCGCTTACGGATTGCCGGGAAAGATTATGACGAAAAGACCGCGCCCGCAGCGGTTAACAGTAAATACCCGGACGGAACCACAGTAATTGTTGCGCCAGTGGTGGAAGGCGGTATTGCGGGGATTGGCGTTGTAGGCTGGATTTTGATCGGTGTTTCGGTTGTTAGCGTTGCGTTCTCGATCTTCATGTCTCGCAACATGAAGATAAAAACATCAGCAGAAAGCGCACAAGATAACACCATATCCAACAACACATACACCAGCGTTGAAAACAAGGTAGGCCAGGGTAGACCAGTGCCGATCCTGTTGGGTGAAATGAAAATAGGTTCAAACGTCGGATCGTTAGGCATAGATACAAGTAACAACAGAGACGCCCTAGACGTTGTAAGTTAACAGGAGAAAAACCATGAGTAGCGGCGGCGGCAAAGCCAAAACACCAACATTGTTGAACGATAACCTGTTTCACAAACAATTTTATCGGGTATTGGACATTCTCAGCGAAGGCCCAATATACGGCCCTGTAAACCAGAAAGCGCCATTAAACAGCGTGATGCTTAATGATAGCCCAATCACTGACGCCAACGGCGGTACATCAGTCCCTGGCGTTAGCGTGGCGTGGCGTAATGGTACGGCTGACCAGTCACCAATCAACGGCTTCAACGCCATTGAATCAACCGTTATTGTAAACGCAAAAGTGACTCACGATACGCCAATAATCAGGACCGTTTCAGATCCAAACGTTAACCGCGTAAGGCTGAATCTTGGCGTTGATTCTCTGGTTCAGTCAGATGATGAGGGCAATCAATACAACACATCTGTTACGTTGATGGTTGACGTTAAGCCTTCATCCTCAACATCGTGGTCACTGGTTAAGGATATTCACATTGGCCCAGGTAAGCAAAGCGGCGAGTACATGGAAGCGCATATCATCCAGGCACCGGATGAAAAACCGTTTGATATTCGCGTTCGTCGCGTAACGCCAGACAGCAAAAGCGATCTACTTCGCAATGACACCAGGTGGAGCAGTTACAGCGAGATAATCGACGATAACTTGTCTTATCCTCATACCGCTGTCGCTGGCGCGGTAATTGACCACGATCAGTATACTGATACCCCGACACGCACCTATCACATGCGTGGGCTGATTGTTGATGTTCCTGATAACTACGACCCGGAAACTCGCACGTATTCAGGATTATGGCTTGGTGGCTTTAAAAAGGCGTATACCAACAACCCAGCTTGGCTTTTCCGGTATCTGGTTAAAAATGAACGCTTCGGGCTTGCCCGCCACGCTGGTTACATTGACGTTGATGACGGCGCATTATATACGCTTTCCCAATACTGCGACCAGTTGGTTAGCGACGGTTACGGCGGCTTTGAACCTCGCATGACACTTAATGCTTACATCACTGAGCAAATGAGCGCCCGCGACTTACTGGACAACATCGCAGGCATGTTCCGTGGTATCGCGTTATGGGACGGGCAACGCCTTACCGTGATGATTGATGCACCACAAGATCCGATCGCCACCATCACAAATGCAAACGTCGTTGATGGCGCGTTTACTCGTTCAAGTATCGCCCGTGCAGAATCTTACAACGCCGTGATCGTGTCATGGACTGACCCGGAAAACGGTTGGGAACAATCAAAAGAATACGTGGCAGATGATGAACTGATCGCCCGCGATGGTTACAACGAAACCACGTTGGAGGCTTTCGGTTGCACGTCACGCGGGCAGGCGTACCGCGCTGGCAAATGGCTGATAGAAACAGCAAAACGCGAACCCTCAAAATTCACGTTTAAAATGGCCCGTGACGCAATTCACTTCACCCCAGGGGATATTATCGAGATACTCGACAATAACCGCGCAGGCGCTCGTTTAGGCGGTCGCATCGTGGCGAATAACGGGAAAGTTATAACTGTAGACAAAGTTGATTCTGACCTGGTGGCGGCTGGTGACACTATCAGCTTACTGGACAGCGACGGCAAATTTAAAAAACATCAGATCACTGGGGTTAACGGAAACGATATTACCCTTGCGTCAGCGCCCGCATGGATTCGTAACGGAACCGTGTTTGCTGTATCGACTGAATCTGCAAAACCCGTTCTGTGCCGAATAACTAGCGTAGCTGAAACAGAAAATAACAGCGTGTACACCATAGAGGCGGCACAGCATGACCCTCACAAACAGGCTGTAGTTGATGAAGGCGCAATCTTCGAGGTAAACAACGACACGCTTAATCACTTCCGCGTGCCGAACATTGAAAACCTGAGGGTGTTAAATGTTGGTTCTGAGACAGTTCAATGCCGCGCAACGTGGGAAACACAGACTACAACGCATCGCCTGACCTTTGAGATCCGCATATATAACGCAGATGGTCGCGTGGTGGCGAGCTATGAGACTACGAATTACCAATATGATTTCTATGGCCTCGACGCTGGCAGCTACACGCTTGGTATTCGCGGGCGTAATGACACTGGCATGAAGGGTGCTGAAAGCATTGTTGATCTGGTCATTGGTGCGCCAGCGGCCCCGATTGGAGTCAATTGGGTTCCAGGTGTCTTCCAGGCAACAGTCTACCCGATCAGCAAAACAACACTGACCACTGATACGGCATATGAGTTTTACTACTCAGGTGAAAATCAGATCACTGACCCGTCAAAAGTAACCACGCTGGCGCAATTCACCGGGCGCGGCTACCAATGGACTTTTGGCGGCATGAGCACGGGCCACACCTATTACGTTTATGTGCGCACGCGTAACGCCTTCGGTGTGTCAGACTTCGTTGAGGCATCTGGTAAACCAACTGAAAACTTCGACGAAATCAGCGACTACGTGATGAAGGATGTCATGGAGTCAGAACAGTTCAAGGGCATGATCGGCGATATTGAGGATCTTGGCAACCGCGCCGACCTTATCGAAAGCGCTACAAATGACCTTAAAGACGCTACTGACAGCCTCAAAACTGCAACTGATAACCTGACAAACATCACTGACGAATTGAGGACTGACACGGACAGCTTAATCACAGAAACAGGTGAAATAAAAGCTGACACGGACACACTGAAAAAAGAGACGGAAGATCTTTACAAAAAGGTTGGCGAAAACACCGATGGTATTGGGCAGCATGAGGTAAGGATTGACTCGCTAGAGGTATCCAGCGAAAGAATCGACAGCGAACTGGCGCAAGCAAAAGCAAGCCTGCAAAACGCATCTTTGGCGCTGATTAATAACTCTCTCGCGCAGACCAACACGCGGGTTACGCTCACTGCACAGTACAAGAAAGGGCAATCAGAAACTAACGCGCAGATTGACCGCATCGACAACGTTATTGCAGAAGAGAAGCAGGCTACGGCTGAATCGCTGAAAACCATCACTGCAGAAATGAACATGATGGATTCCAACCTCAAGGGTCAGATCTCCAGCGTGGAACAAGCAGTGGCAGACGAATCCAGCGCACGCGCCGAAGCAATTAATAACGTGAACGCATCGATCTCCGATCTCGACAAGAAAACTGACGCAAGCGTGAACCGCCTTGATAAAGCCATTGCCGACGAATCCAGCGCCCGCGCAGAAGCTATCAGCGGCGTTAATGCCTCGATAAGCAATCTTGAAAGCAAAACCGACGCCAGCGTGAGCCGACTCGATAAGGCAATATCTGACGAAACGCAGGCAAGAAGCGACGCAATAACAGAGGTCAAAGCTAATTTAACAACGCTCGAAAGTAACACAAACGCCAGCGTCAATCGTCTGGACCAGGCAATCGCCGACGAATCAAGCGCCCGTGCGCAGGCTATATCTGGAATCAGCGCCGAACTTGGCAAGGTTGAAAACAACGTTGACAGGAACAGCGACGAAATAAGCCAGACCAGAGCAAGCCTACAAAACGCGTCGATTGCGCTAATTAACAACTCGCTCGCTCAAACCAACACGCGTGTTACGCTTACGGCCCAATACAAGAAAGGACGCAGCGAAACTAACGCGCAGATTGACCGTATTGATAATGTCATAGCGGAAGAGAAGCAAGCTACAGCGGAAGCAATTAGCGTGGTGAAGGCATCGATCACTGATCTTGACAAGAAAACCGACGCCAGCGTTTCCAGACTCGACAAGGCCATCGCTAACGAAACCAGCGCACGCAGCGAGGCTATCAGCGGTGTAAACGCAAGCATTAACACGCTTGAAAGCAACACCGAATCTGAGGTTAACAGACTTGACCAGGCAATTGCTGACGAGGCAAGTGCCAGAGCACAAGCCATCAGTGGCGTGAACGCGTCAATTTCAACCCTTGATAGCAAAGTTACAAGCAACGTGACCCGCATTGACAAGGCCATTGCAGACGAAACGAAGGCACGTACTGACGCGATAAGTAACCTTAACTCATCGCTTACCAGTACGATTAACTCGAAAGTGTCTGAGGTATCAACGGCGCTTTCTACGCATGAAGCATCAAGCGCGGAAAAATTTAGCCAAATCTCAGCGTCTTTCGAATCTGTAAACTCAAGTATTACAGAATGGTCACAGTCTATGGCAACGGCTGACGAGGCATTATCAAGCAAAATCGATCAGCTAACAGTGACCGTTAACGGGAACACAACAGCGATACAGACTACGTCGAAAGCGTTAACCGACTTCAAAGGTAATGTCGATGCGACGTATTCCATCAAGCTGGCAACCGACAACAACGGCATGAAGTACGCTACAGGTATGTCGCTTGGCCTGACTGGTAGCGGGACTAACGTTCAATCGCAGTGTATTTTCCTCGTTGACCGCTTCGTGTTAATGACTGCGGCAAACGGAACATATCAGACGCCTTTCTATGTTACCAATGGTGCAATGTATGTGCGCGAAGCGTTCATTAAAGACGCATCAATAGGTACAGCTAAAATTGCAGATGCCGCCATTACTATGGCTAAAATTGTTAATGAAATAAAATCATCAAATTATGTCGCTGGTTCGAATGGTTGGAGGATAACAAAAGACGGATCTTCGGAATTTAACAACGTTGTTGTAAGGGGTGAGGTACATGCTAATAGCGGTAAATTTAAAGGAACTGTAGAGGCTACCTCTTTTGTTGGTGACGTAGCAAGTATGTCAGTGATAAACGAGGAAGTATTCCCGGCAATAAGCGGAAATAGCAGTAGGAGCACTTCAAAAACTTATTATGATTCAAGTTCATCATGGTTATCAAAAACTGTTTATGTTATGATCCCATATAATTTGTCATACTATACATATAGCCAATCTTCTCGCATCAATATAACTATAAATATAAACGGAAACGCAAAAACAATTGATATAGAAAGGGCTGCATCAAGTCCTGCAAAATCAGATGTCGCGGTTCACTGCGTATCAGGCATAACAAATCCAGCCGTGACAGTCACAGTGACTGAAAACTTTACCAATACATCTAATGCAGCAATAAGAAGACCTGGTTTAATACTTGTAACAAGAAGCTCAGGATCATGGTCTTAAAAATAACCCCGCTTCGCGCGGGGTTTTCTTTTTAGTAGTTAGCTACGCAATTAGACGGGCTACCGATGCGGCGCATGTTGTGATCGAGTTCATGACACCATTGCCCAGTATACGGCAGTTTTTCAGTGTCATAGACAAGATGACCGCTGCCATCATAGACAACATCTTGTGGAATTACTCCGCTATTTGGCAGGTTATGCAATGCAGCCTCTTTGTCAACAGCGCAACCAGTAAGAGCTACAGCAGCAGCGAACAAAACCACTTTGAACACGTTTTTCATTTTTGAATCCTCATTCTTGTTGGTTCATCCGGTTTATCCGGTGACTTAAATATCCGACAAAACCACATTTCGTATATTGATATAAATCAACAAATACATTTTGTGTAAGCAGAAAATGCAACATAGATCACAAAATGGTAGAATTATTCCGTTAATTAACAAAATGGAGTCATTGCGATGATTTACACAACTGGAACAATTGCCATCAATGGCAACGCCGTTACAGGTACGGGAACAGATTTTTCCGCGCCGCTTTCTCTCATCCGTGTAGGGTGCACTCTCATTGCCATTAGCGATCCTATCCAGATTTTTACCATCACAGAAATTAAGAACGACACTGAATTATCAGTAACGCCAGCGGCTAACCCTACCATCCCTGCAGGGACAAAATTTAGCATTTTGCTATCTGATTCGATCTCGGTTGATGGGCTTGCTCAGGATGTAGCTGAAACATTACGCTACTATCAGAGCAAAGAAACGGAAGTGGCGGAAGCGCTTGAATGGAGCCAGGACCATATAGCTGACAAAATCGGTCTTGGTGCTGAGCACCGAAATTGGCCTGATTGCAACGATCCTACTGGTTATATAGGTTTTTGCCGTGCTGTAGAAGCTGAATCACGTAACTTTCCGTCAATCGCATCTGGCGAAATTTACCTGGTAGGTTGGCTGGCGCGTGGTGACAATGCCGTTATTAACGGCTGTTTCGTTGGTACTATTAGCCTTTCACTGTACACGTACAGATATAACCCATCAGATAATACGAAAGTATGGGCGAAACAAGTAAAAAATGGTGATTTTCCTACGTTCGAACACGTTGTTGTCGATGCAGCATCAGATCTTGAAGTGATTTACGGCGGAACAGTAAAAAGCATACTTAAAGATTCAGGCGGCAATCAGAGAACAGCAGGGGTATTTTACTCAGAAATCAGGGGCGATAATAAAAGTTATACAACAATATCAAATCACAGAGGTGATAAAAACGCATATGCAGCCGTCACAGAGGACGGGGATTTTGTATTAAGTAATGGTGATTTTGTTGGCAGAACGGCAAAACTTCGCTCTGACGTTGATCGCCCACTAATACTTGAAAGTCCGTTCCCAACAATTCGATTTTTAGAAACCGACAAGCCAGAGGGTTCACCTGAATTTTCCTTTATTGTTGACTCTGGCAACTGGAGAATAGAGAAAGATCACTATAGTGATCATCCCGGTAATAATTGTATATCTTACTCTCATGATGAAAATGCCATAGCAGTACCAAAAATTAAGGCTGACGAGATATTGCCGCCAAATAACATCGATGCGACAAAAGTAAACCTGAAAATCCCTTATACTGGGATGACTAATCCTGTTGAGTTCGGCGCACCAGCAGGAGCAGAACCAAACAAATATTACCCTGTAATATTTCAATTCCCTGGCTGGATCGGTACTGAAATCCTTGCTGAATTGACGTTATCAACTGCCAGTAAATTAGGTGATGACTATCCAAACAATAACTCATTGCACCTCTGGTTCAGGAATAGAGGGTGGTCGGATGCTGGTACTGTTGCTTTTGGTCACTACAGGGCATGGGATTCCAATGAAGTAGCTATTAATTGTGTCAGGACTTCGGCAAAGAATTATCAAAACTATGCAGCAGTGTATGTAATGGGGTCTGCATTCCCTGTAAAACTATCTGCGACAGTTGGGACAGAGGTTATCATACCAACATCTGACTTCACTCCAGCATCGGCATCAGACTCCCCGACTTTTAAATGGGGAATCAGTAACGCAAATGAAGGGCTTGGCGTTGATGAGGTAGGCATAAACGGAAACATCTTCGACTTTTCATCAGGATTGAGTGGCTTTTACTGCAACAACGAGTTCAGGTCGAATACCGGCATTCCGTATGCAAGCACAGGCTATAACAATCAAAAGTGGACTGGGTTACAGGATTTTACTACAACAAGAATTAACTCTAGTGATTTTTCAAGAAGATTAAAATTTGAAGCTACAGAAACTGCCAAGTCAAATGCTACGTTATCACTATGGGGTTCAGATTCTAGACCTTCAGTGTTGGAGTATAATCTGTCAAATCCAGACACGGAAGAGGGTATTGGATACGGTTTTTATTGCCAGCTTAACACAGACAATACAATTCAATTTCAGGTTAACGGTACTGTAAACTGCGTAACTTTAAACCAATCATGTGACCGCGACCTGAAAGACAACATTCAGGTTATAGGTGATGCAACTGAAGCAATCCGTAAAATGAACGGGTACACTTACACCCTTAAGGAAAACGGCCTGCCTTACGCTGGTGTTATCGCTCAGGAGGTGATGGAGGCACTACCGGAAGCAGTAGGATCGTTTACTCATTACGGTAAAGCATTGCAAGGCCCGACCATTGACGGCAACGAGCTACGCGAAGAAACGCGTTACCTCAATGTTGATTATGCGGCGGTTACTGGTTTACTTGTCCAGGTGGCACGCGAAACAGATAACCGCGTCACAGAACTGGAAGAGGAAAACGCCAGCCTGCGAGATAACATTGCCGCAATGGATGAACGTATCGCAAAACTTGAAGCGCTTGTCAGTAAGTTGACTGGAAGCGAAAAATAAGAGGTGATGTGCGAAGAACATCGCCGCGCGAAACGAGGCTAACGCCTCGTTTCTTTTTGTGTACCAAATAGTGACCAAATTGATAAATCAAAATCAAAAACAAAGCATAAGATGTTGAATACAAATTAGTTTTTCGCCGCGCCGCCCATTCAAAAGATAAGTAGGTAACGCCATTTCTATCATTTCATATCGTGTCACATCGTCGCCGCTTCACCTTGATTTCAAAAGAAATATTTATTCTATCGTGTCATATCGTTTTCCATCGTGTTACTATCCATGCGTAAAATGTGTGTACCAAATAGTGACCAAAAATCATGCTTACAGATACCAAATTACGAAACATTCACGGTAAGCCGTACGACGGCCCGGAAGAAGTGCCGGACGCTGGCGGATTGTCTGCCAGGATAAGCCCGCGCGGCGTTATATCTTTCCAGTATCGCTACCGATTCAACGGCAAGCCTCGACGGATGAAGATTGGCACATACGGAGAAATAACACTCAAAGAAGCGCGGGCGGCGGTGGCGGAGCACAGGGAAGTGCTAAACTCAGGCCGAGATCCATCGGTAGCAAAAAGAATGCACCTTTCCCGCGTTACGACACGGTCAACGGTTGAGGATATTGTAAGGGAGTACATGGAATCGACGCAGGCAAGGAACATGGTCAATTATAAGCAGGTCGAGGCCATGTTAGATAAGCACGTCATAAAACCATACGGTAGCTATATAGTCGATGATATGGACGCAATGATGTGGGAGGGTGTTTTTAGAAAGGTAGCCAATGGTGGCGCACCAGTTCAGGCGGGTATAGTTCTCAACAGAATGAAGGCCGTAATAAAATACGCCATTCGCCGCCGCCGCGTGGATCGTGATGACATATCATTACTGTGCGTTAAAGACGTTGGCAAAAAACCAGCGCAAGGCAAGCGGGTTTTGTCAATACAGGAGATCCACCATCTAATTGGCCTTGTAGACAGTTCAAAAATGGCGCGGCTGAACCAGATATTGATGAAGCTGATTATATTTACCGGGTGCAGGACAAGCGAACTGACAAACGCAAGGCGAGAGCATTTCGATCTTGATAGATGCGTGTGGACTGTTCCGGGTGCATTGAGTAAGAACAGGAATGAGTTTAAACGCGGTTTATCGGACGTTAGCGTGGCTTTATTGCGTGAGGCTATGGATCTGCATAGTTTTGATTTTGTCTTCGTTCCTGTGCTTTCTGGAAGGAATGAGGCGGTGGACAGAAGTGTGCCAAAAACAGCAGCGAGGGATTTAATGATGAGGATGGGCGGCGAGCCGTGGTCATGTCACGATCTACGCCGCACCGTGAGGACAAACCTTTCAGCGCTTGGCGTTGCGCCTCACGTCGCGGAAAAGGTTTTGGGGCATAAACTGGCGGGGATGTTGGCTATATACGATCAGTATGACTATGTGAGGGAGCAAATAGAGGCGATGAATAAACTGGCTGATTACTACATGAAGCCCATTGATTTACAAAATGAAATAACGTCCTGATAACGGTAAAGAGATCCGCCGCGCTTTAACGCTGGCATCCCCTTAACAGGTTCAGGGAAAGGAGTTCCCGCATCTTTCCATTTTTTAACGAGCTTAAAAAAGGCGGACTTACTAAGCCCGCCTAACATTTTTTGCACTTGCTCGCGATTAATAAGTATTGTGCCGATCTTATCCATTATCTTTTCCCCGTGTATTCAACGTGTCCGATACATCCATCAATAATTGCTTGCGCCATATTGCGATAATCGCACGAAAAATCATTGTCATGGTTAAAGTCAATCTCTTTTGCCGCGTCTTCACCAATCACCTTAGTAGCCAGCGCAAACGCGATTTCAGCAAGTGCTTTTTCTTTAGGATCAACGTATAAAAAATAATTACAAAAACCCCAATCAATGGTATGTTCTTGCTGTTTACTGCCTTTTTCAGTGTACACGCCGAATTTATCACCGACAAATTTAAACATTACAATCCCAACTAGATAACCATCAGGATAATAACACTCCAACCACACGCCGCACGGCGGCTTTTCGCCTGGCTTCCATTCCGTTTTTTCTGGTTGTGTTTCGAAGTCATGGCGTTTATCTTCGATTAATTCATCAATGATTTCACTTTCTTTATTCATGCCGTCATCATCCTTTTCAGAGAAACGTATAAAGCGCCACGTATTAGCCATCAACGTATAAGATTCGCCGCCAACCTTAGATCCTGCGTAATACTCCGTACCAAAATCGTAATAGCTCGAAAACGTTGTCACTTCGAAAGGCGGAATATCAACGCGGAACCTGTGAAGCATTGTGCCTATTGCACGAGGTGTTTTATTTGCCATGTTATGCCACCGTTACATTGTCAACTTTGATAAAATATTCAGGGTGGTTTTCTATTTCGTGCTTAAAGTGCGCGTGACACAATCGCCACTCGCGCGCCTGGTTGTGAAAATAGTAAACGTATTCGCCATCAATCTTGTATAAAATGCCCGTAGGCTTTGCCATGTAGTAACTAACCATTATTGCCCCCAGCGTTTTATAAATTCCTCGTTTAACTTCGTATCGCCAGACCACTGAACATCATGTTCAGCGCCGAACGAGTAGATCAGTTCGATTAATTCGCTAAATTCTGCCTTACTCATCCGGCTGGTTGACGTACCCAGCACAACAAAACCTGATTTATCAAGGTTAGGGACAACGCCATATTTCTTAAGCCCGGCAGTAAATACCGCTTTCCAGTCTTCCGGTGACAGCTTTTTGCCGTACCAATTAACCTGCTCGCTAACGTCTGTCAGCAGCGCCCAAAGCAACGCGTTTTGACTCAGCGAGCGCGTTTTCTCCTGGATGGTAATTACCAGCGGGCTTTTGCTATCTGGCTGGATCTCCTTTATCTGCCTGATAGCGTTTTCTTTTACGGCGTCGTTGACTATTTCAAATCTTATTTGCCTCATGACACACCGTTACTATTTTTCCACTGCGCCCGCGCATACATGATCGCCCGCAAAGAAATTAGTCGCGAGCTTGTCATAAAAGCGCTTTTTAAGTACCTCATATCAACAACAACAGGCTTATCAGGATCGTCACCGCGCATGTATTCCGCAATAGTGCTAAAGTCTTCAATGGTTAAAACTAATTCCCTATTCATGGTCGCCCCTTATACAATCCGCATTGTGTTTCGTAATTCACCGCGCAACTCCTGCAAAGCGTAATGAATCGGCACAAAAGCCCGGTTAAATTTTATGTGCTTATACTTGCGCATTAGTGGAGGTGTATAAACCATCGTGCCGCAAGGATCGCATGTGAATTTAAAGTGAGATTCGTCAATAAACGTTTCAACTGAATAAAAAATTACACGTCTCATAATTACAACCCCGTTTCACCATTAAGTTTTTCGATCTCAAATACTGGTTTATCCGGTAGCAGGCCGTTATTTTTCCGGTATTCGTTCAGGCGGCTGTCAAAGTCAAACGCCAAATCATTGGCGTGACCGAATCGCCCAGGTTTAAACAGCGAGTAAAAATTAACCCCGTGCCTGTTTGGATCAACGCAAAGCGTTTCATCAATCACCATTAAACGCAGAGTACGAGAAAGATAATTCCACGGTATTCCCGTTTCAGCGCTAATGTCGCGCATACGCTTTTTAACGCTGTAGTCACTAAATAACGACGCAACACGCTCACGACGTTCAGCATATAACTGTTTAATACGATAGCCCAGCAGACGGCGGCGGCGTCCAAAACATGTATATACGCGCTCGACGATACCGTTTTTTATTAAGTGTTTAATTGTCTCAGGAAGTAACCCATCTTTATCATATCCAGCTAATAACCCCGTTTTATTGCGCAACTGGTGCATTGTTGCGATGCCATCAAGTTCAAGGATATTGATAACTTTTGTTTCAAGTTCAGCGCTCATTGTTTTTAGCCTCGTTTTAAACGCGATAACAGCCACCAGAAAGCGGTAAACTTTCCGGGAAGCCGTTTGCTCATATTGATTAAAAAGATGCGTTATTCTGGTTGTTTCGTTGGTTAAATCTACCTGTGCGGTGATTCATAGACTGAATACACGCAGCAGCCGCGCGTGCCTGGTCGCATGGTAAAATGTTGCCGTTATCATCAAACCGCTGGTAAACAGTGCCAGATTTACCATGACGGTTTTTCGATACAATGATTTCCATATATTCGCGGGCTACAGACTGCTCATCGTAATATCCATCGCGGTAAACCATGATGATTCTGTCAGCGTCCTGTTCAAGATTGCCTGAATCGCGCAGATCAGAATTGTTAGGACGCTTGTTCGGTCGTTCCTCAACGCGGCGGGACAATTGCGCCAGCGCCAACACTGGTACGCGCAATTCTTTCGCCATCATCTTCAACGACCATGACAATTGCCCAACAGCGAGATCATGACGTTCAGCCTTAGCCAGCTTCATCAACCCGATGTAGTCAATCATTACCATACCCAGGTTGGGATGTTCCTGTTTCATCCGTTCCGTGGTGGCGCGTATTTCCTCAACCGTTAACTGCGACGCGTCAACGATCCACACATCAAGATTAGCAAGTGCGCTCATACCCTGGCCGACATGCGCCCACCCCTCATCATCAAGTTTTACAGGATTGCGCAGGCAGTCAGTTGATAAATTACCAGCGCCAGCGATAGCGCGTTCAGTCATCTGATCGAGTGACATTTCAAGCGTGAATAACAAAACGCCAACCCGCTGATCCTTGCTGCCAGGGTAAGGGCGTTCAGCAGCAGCGCGGGCAATTGCCAGCGCCAACGCAGATTTACCAGACCCAGGGCGTCCGGCGAGAAGCACCAGATCAGTAGCGTTAATGCCGCCTAACATATCGTCGAGTGGTTCTATCCCTGTTTTGATGTTGTCAGAATTGACACCGCATTCCATGCGCTTACTTAAAACTTCTGTGTATTCCTGGACAGCATCGCGCAACAGAACAGGAATAATCTTGTCTTTCGTTACCTTTAATTTTGAATACCGGGAATCAAAATCTTTCATCGTCTCTTTGACGACCTCAAGCGTCCCCGTCTCCAGTTTGTAGCGCATATCGTCGATGAGTTCTAACATCTGCCGCCGCTGGTGCTCTTCACGTAGTAGCTGTGCGTACCCCTTCAGGTTGGCAGCAGACGGGCACGATCTCGCCGTTTGCATTAGCGGTACGAAATTTTCATTACCAATCTCATCACCTACCAGCAATGCATCTATGAGATTCCTGTTTCTTGCTTGTGCCCGGATAACTTCAAAAGCCCGCTTATACAGCGGAATCGTGAACACTTCAGGATCAAGCGTGGCGAGAACATCTTGCGCGTTAGGAGTAAGGCCGCCCAACAGCAGCCCGCCGATAACTGACGCCTCACGTTCCTGCCGTAGCGAGTTTATTTGCTCAGTTACCATTATGTTATTGCCTCCGGTTTACAAAATGGAAAATTCAGGGTAATAAACAAAGCGCCCGATCTCCCCATGATCCGGGCTGTAGATAATAACCGCTGCCATACGCCGCGAACGCCAGCCGCCATTAGTTGAATAAGCGTCTTTGCCCGCTAGTGTGCCGTGGTGCTCAACAATTCCGAGTGACGTTTCGACTAGTGATTGATGGTGCAGATGTCCCGTGTGAGCATAAACAGCAACCGACTTCCCGAAATCTTCGCGCCAGTCAGCTACGCAAGCAGCCAATAAATTTTCCGGTTTTTTGATAGTGTGCCCGTGGTGGTAAGCAAGGAATGTTTTCCCGTACTGCGTGTGGTGGACGATAGCAGGTGACACATCAACAGTCACGCGCGGTTCGTCTTCGTAAAAAGCCGCCAGCGCTGCACGTAGCCAAATCATACCAGACTGGTCGTGATTGCCTGATAAAACCTGAATTTCCACATCCTTATGATTTAGCAACATCTTCCCGACCGCCCGCCGGACAGACCGGATCGCCACATAAACAAGTTTTGCGTAGCGACTATCCTGGTCAAGAATGTGCCCGCTTGTCGGTGTCACCGGGACCATGCCGTCAGAGTGAAGCAGATCCCCGCCGAGAAGTAATACAGCCTTTTCAGACATCGGAGCAGCGCCTACAGCGTAGTCAAAGAAGTCATTCAACACACGTTCAGCGATCCCAGTGTCGTAGCTCTCGCCGCATTCAGCTTTATGAGCAAGCGCCCCGATATGCAAATCAAATACCGGATAAAGGGCCAGGCTTTTTTGAAAATCAATTTCAGGAACTGGCACAGCCTCCGCGCGTGGTATTTCATCCGTGAAAGCGTCGCGGGCCGCTTCCATTAGCTGTTCCATTTCTTCGCGGTCACGGGCTGTTTTAATCCAGCGCATGATTACATTGCCGTTTTTATCGACTAGCAATGACTCACCATTAACCCCAAAACCAGGAGCACGGCGCGTTGATATTAAACCGCGTTTTGCCAGTTTTGCGCCCAGGCGTTCGACATTGCGTTTAGACATGCCGTACTTTTCAGCGATCTGTTTGTACGTTAAACCGTTGTTGTATTCAGCGATCAATTGTTCATCGCTGATTTTTCTTTGCGACATAATGTTAATTCCTCCAGTTAACAAAATGTATACCTACTTACACGCAAAAAGTTCAGACACCCAAAGCTGACCCTTAGCAGTAAATAGTGATTGGACGTAACCTTCAGCCGAACATTTTACCACTCCATATCCTTTGTCTACGAACCACTGTTTGAACATACGCCCACCGCGCTTAATTCGCGTATCGTACACGTCAACCTGTTCGAGTTTTTTGTTGAGTTGCGTAGCAGTCATACCCAAAGGCTTGGCAACCTGTGTTGCGTTGCGATGCTGTTCGTTTCTTACAATCGCATCACAGACAGCCGCTTTTGGCGCTAATTCCTTGTTTTCCAGTGCCAGCCGTTCAGCTTCCTTCTGTGCTAAACGTTTTTGCTCCACTTCATCCGCCCATGCCCGCGCAGCCGCCACCGGGTCAGTGAAATCCGGCAAAGCTGGCTGGCGTACCTGTTTTTCAAGTTCCTGCCAGCGATCAACAAGTCGTGCCGTAAATTCAGGGCAGTTTTGAGCGACAACAATGATACTATCTCGCTTGCCTTTCTCGCCTTCAAAAACATAAAAGTCACGAACACCAGTTATAACGCCCAAGTCATTGATTATATTAGTGTGCTCCAATGGAGCAGGCCGGATAATTCCCTTTTCAATAAGTCTTTCAATGCTCCGTTTGATATTCGCGTGTCGACTTTCAACCAATTCCGCTATTTCGATACTTGTCATTTTGACGCTACCAAACACCATTAAATCAGACATTGTATTTTCTCCGTAAAACTCGCTACAACGCAAAAATCCACCGCGTAACCCACTTGTAAGGGTGCAGTGTCTTTTTTGCGTCAGAGGCGCAATCAGGTGGCTAATTTTTGATTTACAGACTGGTAGGTTATGGATTGACTAGAAGGAACAAACCGCCGAACAAGGCGACGTTAACAGCGATTGCCGCAGCGATGGCAAAAGCCAGGGCGAAAACGTGTTTACCGTCCATTTTAAAATCCTCTCTGTAACGCTCTATAACGAGCTAATCGCAAAAAGGTATGCAAGTGTAGCACCACATGCGATTTAGTTCGCTGGCGAGCTTGTTTTGCGGGTTATTTTGGGTTTTTGTGGATCGTGGTTGGTCAAAGAGCACCAGCGCGTGTATCGCGTAGCGTTTTTGGTTTAAGCAGGAAATCAAGTGTCGCAGTGAAGCCATCGCCGAAGTAAAAGTCTGAAGCCTTGCTCTTGAACGCTTCAAAGTAGGCGATAAAGCCGTTAATGCTTTTGTCTTTCAGGTAGTCAGTGAACGCATAGATTTTACGTTCAAGATCCCGATCAAGTTCAGCAGGTGGCAACAGGCCGTCAAACGTGATGTTAAACTCTTCCACCACATCGGCAGCGTTTACAGTAGCTGATAGCTTGCGCCATTGCTCAGCGTCAGCCAGATACCCATCGAATTTAGTTACCCGGCAAATGTTAACAGGCTTAGGTACTCCACCACGGCTACGCCATTGCGTCAAAGCCCATTCGATTACTAATGTGATCTCTTCCTCCGTATACGCTTTACGTGTTTTTGTTTCTGTCAGTAGTTCTACGAATGGCTTTGCATCACGACATTTGCATCCTGCCTTGTCGTTGTAGAAGGCCAGGCAACGCAATGCAGCCAGATTAACCTCCCGATCTTCTTCGCTGATAGACCGTTCTTTTTCCAATACACGGAGTGTATTGTTTTTAATGTTCTCTTTACTGGTTATATATGACTGGTTAGGGTGACTCTGTGACACTACCCCCGGTGACTCTGTGTCACTACCCTGGTGACTCTGTGTCACTACCCCCGGTGTCACAGTGACACTACCATGTAATGACGGGAGGACTATTACATAGAAATTACTAGTTTGCTCTTTTCCTCCGATTAAGTATCTTGGTTGTTTAATCAACAACCCTTTTTCACAAAGTGAGTCTACAGCCCTCATAGCTGTTCTTTTGCTGATCTCACACTCCTTTGCTATGTGATGGTAAGAAGGGTAGCACTCGCCGTTATCATTAGCGTTGTCAGCTAACTTTAACAGCACAAGTTTGTGCATTGGGTCGCCGACTTCAGTATGAAAGACTTCAACCATTAGCCGCATACTCATAAGCATTAACCTCATGACGAACTAAAACATTAACTGATAAACACAGAAGAAGCCCGGAAGCTGGCTAATCAGGCCGCTTCTTTTCAGTTGATGCAGTGCAGAGATAGTGTCACGTAACGAAATTTCGCACATTTCCGCGATCTCTTCCGGCGTTACTTCGCTTTTTCCGTTGCATCCGGCCTTTGTTGCCAGTGCAATTAAGATGAGTTTTTGCACATGATCATTGTTATTCAGGCGAATATCAAAAGCCTTGCGAACGTAATACATATTTCTTTCTCCTATGGTTAGAGTGAACGCGCTGGCGGGCATCCCATTAGCATTAGATAGCAGTGACTGACCGCTGAACAGATCCCGCCGTTGCGTGATATTTGTTTTTCGCTTCGCAGCGACACCGGATTTTTAAAGAGCTTTTAAGGTATGTGCCTTTTGTGCTTTCCCTTATCTTTTTACTTGCATCATTGCAACTATGGCCTTACCTTGTCAGCAAGTTTACAGAATGGAGCTTTAAGATCAAGGCTTGAAAAATACATTTTGTGACTTGCATCAAAATTTTTTAGGTTATAGGGTAGCGATATGAAAACAAAATGGTATGACTTAGCAAAACAACTCATGCGGGCGCAGGGCATGAGCCAGGATTCATTGGCAGATCTCATGGGGATCACTAAAGGCGGCCTTTCTCACTGGCTGAACGGTCGCCGTGAGCCGAATCTCGAAGATATTGCGCGGATCATGCGGGCGCTTGGGCGTCGGCAATTCACTGTCACTCATGATGGTATGGTCATTGATGATTCTGTTTCTAACACGTTGCCGGGAGCGCCACCGCGTGATTTAGGCAGTTACCCGGTTGTTGACTGGAAGGATGTAGTAAACAATATGGAAGACATACGCCGATCAACATTACCACACGTTACGACTAGCGTTATTTGTTCAGATGATAGTTATTGGCTGGTAGCTAAGGGCGAATCAATGAACGCGCCGCAGGGGTTAAGCATCCCGGCGGGTACTATGATACTTGTTGACCCGCACGCGCCAGCTATTGACGGCAAACTCGTTATAGCCCAACTGGAGGAAGGGCAGACGCCTACGTTTAAACAGTTGATTATTGATGGAGGCCGAAAACTTTTGCGTTCACTTAATCCGTTGTATCCGCCGATCCCTATGAATCCAGAATCAAAAATCATTGGCGTGGTTGTTGATGCGAAGATCGTAAACCTGCCATAAACACTAGCCGCCTGATGGCGGCTTTTCTTTGCCGGAAAAACACCAAAACGTAAACAGAAAACGTTATTTATTGTTTAAATATCAATAACATATAAATATTTTAAAAAAGTATACAAAATGGATTGACTCGGTGTTTTACGGGGCGTATATTGCGAGTCAAAGGAGGAAGCAAGGCAGGGAAAGAAGGTTACTTGCTCTTTAACAATCTGGTCAGCCGCTGGAAGTGCGGCAATTAACGAAGATGATTTTTTATTAAGTATCATCAAGGATATAAGGAGATCAGATCATGACAGTTACAATCATGTATGGCAAATGTGACAGTAAACTGAATGCCAGGGAACGCAGAAGAATAAAAAGAGAAAACGAAAGAAAATCATCACCTGCAATCAATAAAACGGACAATGTGGATAAAGCCATTCGCTTTGCAAACGAGGAGAGATGCAAACCCAATGGCATTAAAGAACGTCGCAAAGGAGCAGTAAAATGGTATACGGAAAATGAAAGCGGCAACTACTACCACGCAACGCAACCACGCCAGTTAGGGGAAAAACCACTTGATAAAGTCCGTTACCATTAATACAAAATGTAAATAATCGGAGGTGACATTATGGTTATTCAGGCGCTCCAATTCAAACTGGCGGTAGCGGAAATGCTTCACGATGCCGAAATGTGGAGCGCCGCAAATAAAGCCTTGTATGTAGTGTTAACAGCGAAGGAGATCAAAGAGTGAAAACAGAGTTACACAAAAAGCTGTGGACGATTCAACAAACGTTGAACGCGCCGAAAAATCAGCGTAATAATTTCGGTGGGTACAATTACAGGTCGGCGGAGGATATTTTAGAGGCGGTTAAGCCACTACTTCAAAATATCACGCTGACTGTTAGCGATGAAATCGTCCTGATCGGCAATCGCTATTATGTGAAGGCCACAGCTACGCTAAGCGACGGCGAAGATGAAATTGCGGTAACTGCTTACGCCAGGGAAGAAGAAAGCAAGAAGGGAATGGACGCAAGCCAGTTAACTGGCGCGACATCAAGTTATGCGAGGAAATACGCGTTGAACGGCTTGTTCTGCATTGATGACGCAAAAGATCCTGATACTGATGCTTACGCTAAACAGACAAATCAACAGCCGCGACAGCAGAAAAACACGCCGAAACAACAACCACAGCAGCAGAAAGCGCAGCCAAATCCTGATGAAGTATTAGCACGTTTCTGTGATGCGGCAGCGAAAGCGCCGGACGCTAACAAGTTACGCGAGATATTCGGAAAGTGCTGGAAGCTACTGCCTAAAGATTCAGAACAGCAACAGAAAGCTAAAGACGTTTATGATATTCGCTTAAAAGAGCTTAACGGGGAGATCGGTTAATGAGCTTAAATTCAATCACGCTGGGCGGTAATATCGGAAATGATATGGAAGTTCGCTACACGCAAAACGGTAAAGCTATTGGTAGCTTTCCGTTAGCTGTAACGAATGGCTACGGTGATAATAAACGGACAATGTGGGTCACTTGCCTGGTATTTGGCGAGCGTGCGGAAAAATTAGCGCCACATATTCGTAAGGGTGGAAAAATAGTGGTAAGCGGTCGCCTGGATGTTCGGCAATATGACCGGAACGACGGCACGAAGGGGACGGCGGTAGAAGTGGCGGTCAATGAATTTGAGTTCATGGCTGTTAACCAGCAAGGCCAGCAGCAAGGCCAGCAGCAGAAAGCGCCACCGCAGCAGCAGAATAATAACGGGAATAATCAGCCTCCGATGGACTTCGATGATGATATTCCTTTCTAATTCAATAGGTTAGCGATGGTTGATTATTTAAAAACGCCACCGCCGCCGCGAACAAAAGAGCAAGTTCTCAAAGAAGCCCGTGATCATATCGATCATGGGCTTTTTTTATGTGGCACGGCAGCGGAACGGATGGCGAAAAGATTTAGTGACCTGTACGCAAAGCAAATATGGTTCGACAACTGGCAGGCAAGTTTTTATCCACTGCAAAGAAAACCGGATATGCATTGGCCTGAATATGTCGATCCACGTATGCGCAAATATCGCGGGCGTATGGGCCAGGTCATTAACGATTAATGAGGTATCAAATCATGATCGAGGAAAAAGAAGTTGATAAGGAAATGCCTGACACAGCAGATGACTTTGTTACTTTTGACGGCGGCCTGTATGAGTTCGATACATCGGCTGGGTGGATTGATAAGTGGCCTCAGCCTACGCGCCAGGAATTAATCGCGCGCAAATCATTCGGCGAAGATGCGGAACGCCTTGCTAATAACAAGTGGCTTAACAAGTTTATTGCGGAGGGTGACAAATGAACCTTGCAAAAATTGCCGCACTGATTGCGGCCTTGTCTGTCGCTGTGGTGTATCTCAGCGTATCTCTTTATATCACGGTAGCGATCATTAAACTTATTACTAACATGTGAGGCCAAATCATGAAAGTCGGTAAGGATATTGTGACTGTCGCGTTTTGCATTATCTGCTTCCTGTTTGTGGTTGTGTTCTGTGGCGGATTTGCCGCGCTTGTTAGCCTTATTTTCAGGGGGTTGTTGTGATGAAAACATGGGATGCAAAGTCTGGTGATCTTGTTGTGTTGCCTGAATATCGTAATGACCCTGGCTTGGTTGTACTGAATAAGATGTATAACGATCTTGAGCGCCCGCTAGTGGTTAAATACCTGGACGGAACAATCATAGAGCCGCGCTACTTTGATGATATTGAACTGAAGGCCCGCAATGTTCGCGTTAAGCCGTTCCGGGCTTATGTTGAAGACCACTGGCGGAAATTGTTCGCCGGACTGAATGGGATGTACGGCGTATGGCTATAAAATTGGTGAAGGTCAAACACCTGAAAGGCGGCGAAAAATTAATGTCATGGTGGGGATATGAATTTATCGCCACTGCCTTTTATTTCGGACCAGGGGGCCAGGTGACAATTTTTGATGAAGATTTCGACGAGGTTGGGCAATGGCATCTTGAACAATATATCGAGGTGTTAGATGAAAATTAAATTCCATAAAGCGTATGACGCTGAAACTAACAAGCTATCGCTATTTATCGAGTTCAGGCGCCGGATCGTGGTTGTTCCTTATGCGCGTCGCTTCAATGATGCGGCAGGGCGGCGGCAGTTCGCGTTAGATATGCTGTTACGTGGCTGTGGCCTTATGCGCCCGCTATCTGATTTGAAACGGATGATGCCTGGATCGTTCGGTCAGATTGATGAAATTGAAGTAAGCCAGGAAGAGCTAAACCGGGCGCGTGATTTGTTCCTTTCAAGTGAAGGACACCCGTTCAATCCAGAAACTGAAATGAAATGGCATCACCCACTATAAAAGGCTAAACATCATGAACAACATCAAAACAGCTTATTCACTCGGCAGCGATGGCATGTTAATCACTCGCTACACTGAAGACGCAAGTTTTCATGAAGTGGAAACGAAGGATTATCACGAAGTATTGAAAGATATGGAAGCTGGCGCGTATGACGCTGATTTAAATCTGGCGCTACAGATTGTTGATATTATGATGGACGCGTCGATCCGCGATTATGTGTCTTTAGACGCTGAAGAAAAAACGGCTGTAGCTCGTTATGTATTCTGCCTCACTTTCGTGAAACGCATGGAAGAGGAATACGGTCGCGTGCCAGTGCCGGAAGAAATGGACCCGCTGGCGTTCGGAAGTGCTGTTATCTTCCCGTTAGATGAAAATCATATGGGTAGCGTTGCTCTGTATTCTATGCGCGGCGTAATGAAAAGTATCTTTGAGGCTAAAGCGCTACAGAAGTGCATTGATGAAGGGCACAACGAAGAAGACGTAAGGGCGATCATGCCGCTGTTTTATGGCGAAATGGTTGGTAATAACATGCGCGCAAATGATTTAGGTGTGCAGGCGGCTATATCTGTGCTTAATGAAGCGAGGAAAATGGCACAGCCAATGCCTGAACCGGAAAAACGTGTACTGCATTAACATCGTGATTGCGATCACATAAATATACATTTTGTATTGTGATCGCATATCCGTTTTGTAAACTGAAATCAAAAGGTTTACGGCACGGAGGAAACAAGATGGCACGCGAATTAATGCTTTACTGTGCTGAAGGTGGCGTAGGACATGATGCCTACGTCGCCGGGAAAAGCTATCCAGCAGATGAAGTGCTTTCTAATATGCACTTCCGGGAAAATGAACACCAGGTGTCTGTATGGAAGCGGTGCGCTGATGGAATTGAGATAGTAAGCCTTGAAAGATATTTGGGAAAATTCGACTACGCATTATTCGAGGCTTAACTATGGACGATTCATTGCTATTCATGTGTATTTGCTGGGGTTTTATTGCCTTATGCCTGTTTATCAGGTGGTTTATTGAATATCACATGAGGTGAAACATGGAACAGAAAACTGATTATAGAATACCTGACAACCTGAAGTTAGTTGGCATGGGTTTTGGTTGTCGTTTCGTATCTGACGAGAACGGTGCAATTTACATGGTTCGCATCATTGATGGCGTCCAGCACATAAGAAGGTTGGGGCTTTACATCAAAGCATTTAGAAGAGGTTATTTAAAAACTCATGAAATTTAAACATTACAGGGAATGGAAAATTCCAGAAGCAGCAACAAAGGCAGCGCCCGGAAAATTTTCGGGCGTTTATTTTTATATGGATGGTAAATGGTATTTCGGCAGCAGGCCGGATCACTATTACCATGAGTTATGTAAACCTCATGCGTGGGATATTAAGGAACGCGTGCAAGGCGGTGTAATAGACGAGGTTTAAAATGGTAAAGGGCTTTTTAAACTGGCTTGGGGCGTGGCTTTTGGCTACGCTTTTTGTTTTTCTGGCGGCACTGACTGTTATCTGCGCCATCGTTCTTGCGGCCATGTTTGTTACGTGGTCGCTGCCTGAATTTAACGACATTGGGAATATTCTTTTTGCTGCCCGCGCTTTATTGGCTGTTAGCGCATTCATTGGTTTTTGCTGGACTGTAGCGCCTGATTGGGCTGACGAATGGTGATCCTATGGCTTTGTTCAATATGTCAGAGCCGCAATTCAACGCCGTAAAAACTGCCGCGCGGGCGGCGCTTTCTGCCTGCAAAGCAGAGGTAGAAAGGAACGGCTACAGCGATAAAGCTACGCGGCTGATATTAGAAAAGCATTATCGCAAGGTCGCCCCGCTGATCAGCATTGAGCGTTTTGTGTGGTTGGTGGGGTATCTCAATAACCGATGGGGAACTGACCAGGATTATTTTTAGTGGTGGGGGATAGCAATGAAAAATGATTTTGGAGGTAGCAATACGCCAAAAGAGATTAAAGACCTGTGGCAGACGCCGAAACCAGTTTTCAGGGGAATGGATCGTGAGTTCGAATTCGTCGCTGATGTTGCGGCAAATAAGGAAAATGCGCTAGTTCCGCGATATATAACCGAAGAAATGGACGCGCTCACTTATCCGTGGGGAGCGGTGGCAATGCCTGGTGATTATGTGTGGATGAATCCGCCATACTCAAACCCAGGTCCATTTGTTGATAAAGCGGCGCTCGAACATCAACGGAATCACATCGGTTGCGTGATGCTGTTGCCCGCTGACATTTCTGTTAGCTGGTTCATGAACGGCGTTGAGACTGCAAACGAGTGCCGATTGGTCACGCGCGGGCGTCTGGCGTTTATCAATGCTGCGACGGGTAAGCCAGTAAGCGGAAACAACAAAGGCAGCTTGTTTTTGATCTGGCATCCACGGTGCAAACATGAATGCATTTTTACTCACATAACACGTAAAGAACTATATGCAAGAGGTGCAGATAATGACTAATGCAGCGGATTTACTACGACTTGCAGCGGAAACAATCGAGCAAAGGGGGAAACAAAACGGATACGACAGAAAACAAGAAAAATCAGCGCCAAAAATAGCCACTATATACAACGCTAAGAAGGGCGCAAATTTAACCCCACTTGATGTATGGGATCTGTTGATTTGTCTTAAGGAGGCGCGTTTAGAGGCCATTTTGGTTAATGGGAGCGATCCTACTGATACTTTGGTTGACTTAATCAGCTACAGCGCACTAAAAGCGGAGCAAGTATTAACGGAGCGTGAGAAAGAGCAAAAGGAAAAACAGGACGCTTTTGATCTCCCTATTGGCGGATTGGTAAAAGGTGAGGCGATAACCAGTTGTAAGGGATTGCCACCTTCTATGCTTGCCCCTCAATGTGGCTGCATTCCAACTAGTGTTGGCGTGAAGTTTAATAGGGATAATGCTATTCGCGACAAGAGGTATGACCCAAATGAAAAAGGTGGCAATTGACAGGTTATTGGCCTGCGTTTATGTCGCCGTTTTCGTGATCATCAACCTTATTGTTAACCATTGCGGCCCGTGGGTAATTCCGATCACCACGGTAGCCGCTGTGTGTGTCAATATGATGATCCGTGACTTCCTGTTGTATGACGGCGGCCTGAAATGGTCTGCTACAACATGCGCCGCCGCTGGCGCAATTACTGTGCTGATAAATTACGACGCCGGAATGGTGGCGATAGCGTCATTCGTTGCGGTTGTTTCCGGTGCGCTTATTTCTGGCGGCGTTTACCGGGTTTTGCCTGGTGATTTCGATTCTAAGCGCTGGCCTGCAAATATAGCGTCAGCCATTGGCGATGCGTTGATTTTTCCTACGCTATCATTCATGGCGTTTATGCCTGAAATATCAGCAATGCAATTCATCTCAAAAATGGCAGCGGTAACGGTGATCACTATCATCATGCGCCGCTATTTCACGTTTGAGGGCATAAAATGAGAAAGGCTAAACACTGGTTAAATAACTGGCTTAGAAGTTGGGTTGTATGGTCGCTGTACGACGGCAGCGGGTACGCCGTTAAAGACTGGGCGGAAGCAGGATATAAATGCTATTGCTTCAACTATGACGGCGCAAATCACGGCGATTATGAAGGCGTTAAAATCATTCACCCGAATATTGAATACGTTAACGTGTGGATTGATAGCCATTTCCTGGTAATGTTCTCACCTGAATTGTCTGTTTATCCAGAGCCTGATATTATCCTGGGCTTCCCGCCATGCGATAATCTCGCCGTGTCTGGCGCTCGCTGGTTCGCTGACAAGCGAAAAGAAGATCCTGACTTCCAGGTGAAGGCGGCGAATAGCGCAAAACTGGTAGAAAAATTGGCGAATATGCACAACGTGCCGTGGATGGTGGAAAATCCTGTTGGCGCACTGTCAACGCTATGGCGTAAACCTGATTTTATCTTCAACCCTTGCGCTTACGGTGGATACCTGCCGGAAGATGACAAACATCCTGCTTTCCCGGATGTTTACCCTTCGCGCGACGCGTATACAAAGAAAACTTGTATATGGTGCGGCAACGGATTTAAACAGCCGCTTTTTAGACCTGTAGATCTTAACTCTGGTGATAACCCTGGGTGGGCGAAAACCGGAGGAAGGACGAAACGAACAAAGATGATCCGCTCACTAACGCCGCGTGGCTTTGCCCGTGCTGTATTCCTGGCTAACGACCGGGCCATCAATCGTGCTACGCTTAACCGCGTTTTACCGGACTGAAATTTACAAAATGGCGTCATTGCGTGATGTGGATCACATAATGGCGCTTTTCTTCTTGTTTACACGTATCCATTTTGTATACTTCAAGCAAACAAAATGCTCTTTAAAAATCCGGCAGCGCTGAAATGCGTAGAAATCACCTTTAAAGGAGAGAGCATTATGCCTTTTGATAATTACCAATGGCATGACGACTATGAACGAGAAAGCGTCATGCGTGCAATGTGCAATGTATGCAGCACGAAGAAAGGAGACTGCAACGAGTGCAACGAATGTTTAGATCATTGGCTAAAGGCCGGACACGCCGAAAGGCTGAACGAAACAGAGAATCAAAAATAATCGGGGTGGTTTTTATGCAAAACCCTAAAAAACCCATAAAACGCCGTTGCAAATGCTGCGGCGTTTTTTTTGAACCTAAATATCACAATCAAACGTGGTGCAGTGATGAATGTCTGGATCAACTTAAGTTCGAACAGCTATGCCGTGACCGCGAAAACGCAATGAAGGCGATTGAACGGAAGAAGCGCCGTGACAACCAGCGGGAAGAGCGCAACCGGAAGCGGAAGCAGTTGCACCCGCGAAGCTACTGGATACACCAGGCGCAAACTGTATTTAACGCATACATACGCGAACGTGATGCAGGACAACCGTGTATATCTTGCGGTACTTACTATTACGAGCAATGCGGAGCCGACGCGGGCCATTATAGATCGGTGGCGGCGGCTGGGCATCTTCGATTCAACGAAGATAACGTGCATTTACAATGCAGACATTGCAACCAGATGTTAGACGGTAATATACCTGCTTATCGCCCTGCACTGATTCGAAAAATTGGCCTGGCAAGGGTGGAGGCGCTGGAGAACAACAACGAAACCCATAAATGGACAATCGAAGAATGTAAGGAGATCATTAAAGTTTATCAGGCTAAACTAGACGCCTTAAGGAGAAAGGCAGCATGAACGAATATACATTTAGCCTGCCTTACCCGCCATCTAATAACCGCTATTACCGACATTCACGCGGTTTTCACTATATCAGCAAGGTTGGTAAAGAATACCGGGAACAAGTAAAAGACATCATCGAGCTATTAAATTTAAACATCAACCTATCTTGCCGACTGGCAATCGCTATTTATGCCGCGCCGCCGGATAACAGGATTAGAGATCTGGATAATATCCCCAAATGCCTTTTTGATAGCCTTACTTACGCAGGATTCTGGAAGGATGATGGGCAAATAGACTCAATAAAAATTGTTCGCTGCCGGAAGGTAAAAGGCGGACGCTTGTTTATTAAGATACGCGAGCGCGGCGACCTGCTACCGGATATTGACGAATACGCGACGAATATGTGGGGTGACAATGGAGCTAATAAACATTGTTGTTAAATGTACTCAATCAAGCGTAGATTTTTTCACTGAAGGTAAAAAATATTCAGGTTTTATAAAGCATGGGTGCTTTGCTTTCATTCTACAAGACGATCTTGTATCTGATTTCGACGACGCAGACGCATGGCGATTAGTCCAGTATTTCCCGTCAAAAAATGAGTATTTTTTGCAGGGTCATTTTAAAACTAGGTTTAAGGTGGTAGAGAAATGAAAAACGAGATTAAAGATCTGCAAATAGATATTCAGCGCGATGAGCATGATTTAGCTACAGTACGACAAATCCAGGCTTTTCATATGCGCGAATTACTTGCTTTGAAAGAGCTTGAGGGGAAGTTAGTTCAGTCTATTTCTGATCGTAAACACCTTATTGCTCGTTACGGGGGCAAATAATGAATCTGGAATCAATTCTTAAATTCCACTTCCCAAAATCACCGCGTTTGTCAGATGAAAGCCGGGGCACATCCCCGGATGCACTTAATACTACTGATGCACTAACTGCCGCAGGTATGGCGCAATCGCGCGTAGAGCTTGGTTATAGCGCTTTTTTGGGGAAGATGGAACTATCACAAGCCGAAAAACACAGGGCCGTAGTTTTGCTTACAGAGCGTTTAAGAGCTATGGCAAAAGACTATAAATACGTTATGGAGCTAAACGAGGCACAACGCAATGATCTCATTATTCTTGTTGCCGTTTTCGCGTTTCGGGATTATTGCCAGAGTGCAGCGACAGAAAAAGTTTGCCCTAAGTGCGGCGGTCACGGGCATTTACCAAATCCATATTGCGAATACACATCAACAATTTGCGCACGGTGCGGCGGCAAAGGCTACGTTAAAAACCATTGCCAGCAGTGCAAGGGTCGTGGCGAAGTACCGGATAAAGCAGCCAGCGAGGCGGCGGAAATGCCAGTTTTCAAAACGTGCCAGCACTGCGGCGGGCGCGGGTACTCGCGTTTCCCTGTAGATCTTGTCCGGCAGGCGGTTAATCAGCTTGTCTTTCCTGTAAGCCGATCAACATGGTGGAAGAAATACCGGGTTTTCTATGAGGACGCTATTGCCGAATTGTTCAAAGAAGAGGCGCGTGCTGACAACGAAATTAAACGAGTGACGCGAGGTGAATGATGGATAAGCTGGAAATAAACGATCAGTTTGCCGTTATCTTGTTCGAAGATAAAACAGGCGGTGCATGGTGTAAGAAGGTCACTGGTGCGGAAGCGCGTTTAATATTGGGTATGGCAAGCGCGTTAAATGATGGTGAATTGCCAGCCGTGCCAATTGAGCCGGTTCATATTTACGGGCGGAGTAACGACAATGAAAATACTTAATATTGGGTGGCTGTATTGCGAAAACTGCGACGATGACGGCATGGTAGTAAAAACTGAAAAAGGTTGCGGCTTCATGCTGTATCAAGACGATAAGTTTGTTTGCCCGCGATGCGGTGGTCGTGGTGAGATAGAAATCGTTTATGATATTGCTACCGCACCTAAGCCATCGCGTATTGTCCTTGACGAAAAAATAAAAATTCATCCTGCTTTATTGCAGCAAATTATCGATCACGTATCGGCAGCCGCAATCTATAGCGATAACAATTATCAGCGTGAAATGAACGTCAAACGTGCGATTGAGCAGTATTTCGAGGGTGATGATAATGAAGCCTAAATTAAAAGAACATATTTACCGTGAATTGGTTAATGAGTTAACGGAAACGTCGCGTTATTACGCCGGGACACAACAGCTACGCGGGCGGCTATCTTCGGTTGTTAACCGCTACATTGATGCCGGATGTCATCGCAAGGGTGAAATCACGATGGATGATGCCATCAAGCGCCGTTCGGCTGATTGGTCAGTTAGTAACACTGGGTTGACAGGATACATTGAAGGCTATAACGACTGTTTACAGGATCATAGTGATGGCAAATAAACACCTGCATTTGAATTTAAAAGGAGAATACTTCCACGCTATCCGGGCGGGGAAGAAGGTTGAGGAATACAGGCTTTACAATGACTATTGGCGTAAACGTCTGGAGGGGCGGGACTACACAAGATTGATTCTTAAATGGGGGTACCCTGCAAACGACGATATGGAACGAATACTGATTCTCCCTTACATGGGATACACAATCAAGACGATTCAGCATCCTTTGTTTGGTGACGATCCTGTTAAGGTTTTTGCTATCCACTGCGATATTTATTGGCAACATAGGATTTAAAATATGAAAAGTAACCGTAAACGCCTTGTAAGGGCATACGACAAAGCATTAAAGGCTTTTGATAACCTTGAGCACAATAAGCGCAAGCGCCGTAAATTTGCGCGTATGCTTGTTTTTGAGTGGCATTATTCCGATGCTTTTATGGAAAGTGCGCCGCTATTAACACAAGAACAAGCAGACGAAATGGCTAACGATAACGTTTATTATATGATGTGGTGATAACATGAAAATAATCATTGATTATCTTTGTCATGCTGTGAATACGCTTTTTGGTTTTTATCAACAACCATTCCTCAAAGAATGGGATGAAATGCTCAATGACATCATTGACAAAGGGTTAATAATGGAGGTTGACGATCTCACAATCAAATTTAATTACGATGGTAAAGAATATCAAATTTGGGTAGGTAATAGATGGTACGCATACGGACATATTTATTCAATTGGCGGTAAATACATTAAACGAAGCCAGGAGTTCAGGCCGCGTTTCCGCACAATGCGCCGCCTGCATGATCTGCATATGAAGTTATTCGAAGATCAGGAAGCGCGGGAATTATTCAAAATTTACGGGGATAAATCATGGAGCTAAAAATCTGGCAGGCTATCGACGTTGTTGATAATGAATTGTCTATGTTCGCCACTAACGGGAAACGCGTTGTGATCGCTACATGGACACGTAACCATGATGATATTGCTTTTCGTCGCGCTGCGGCGGAATTGCTTTTCTCTGATGGCGGCTACACGATGAACATCGCACAGCTTGCCAGAATGAAAGATGAAAAGCTGGTGGACAGCTACACAACTGCGTAACGGGGTGAATATGCGTATCTATGAACACAAGCGGGATAAAACCCGCTTTTTTGTTCGTGCTGGCGTTGCGTACCAGTATCACGAATGCGGTTACATTGAGGCGCTTGCTTACGACCTTGATTTTGAGCAGGAAAAAGCATGGTTCGATTTTAAAATTTACCGGAAGCGCAAACCAACGCGCGACGAGCGACACGCTATCCGTGACTTTTTAATCAGTATTGAGCGCTGGGAGACAGATCAATGAAAGTCAAATTTTTGCACGATCACGGTTATCCGTCACTGAAACAGGTTGTTGGTAAGGTGGTTAACGTCGTTCATAGTGATAATGTCACCTGCATGATTAACGGTGCTGACCTCATTGCCGCTGGCGCTGATGATCACTACATTAATCCGGCGTGGTCGTATACGTTCAGCCTGGGCGACTTCGTTGGCGACAAGGGGCGCGGGCTGGAAGTGGTCGAGGGTTGACATCATGGATGTTTACGAAGATCTATACCTCCAGACAAACACCCGTACTTTTTATTTTCTTAAAAACGGCGTCGTATATCGCAGCGACGACGGGGTAATAATGAAAGAGTGGTTATTTAAGCGTGAAGACCTACTCGACGATCTGGTTTTTGCCGGAGTATTTCGTAAACGTCCGGCTAACCTGGAAGAAGAAATGTTGATAGAGGTATTTCAAAATGAAAATCAGGGTAAGTTATTTCCGGGCGAAAGATAAGGCAACGGGAAAGCAGATGGCGATCCTGGTTAACGAGGCGCAATACATGTTTGTCCTTCAGCCGTGGTGTGTTGTAGACCTTAACGACAATTGCCGCCGTCACGCTGCGCGGAGTGCTGTAGGTATGAAAGGATGGCAGCCGCGCGACATGGAAAACTATTGTGAATGGAAATTGGTGGCAAAATACACGGTCGACTATAAAGGGGTTTTCTGATTATGTTTGCAAGGTGCGTTTATTCTGACACTGTGTGCTTTACTGTTGGGGAATTGTATAGCGTTGACCTTCTTAACGGGTGCAAGCGCGGCGCTGGCGGCATTCATTATGTAAAGGATAATGATGGCGATGCGTGGCAATTTTACGGCGATCATGCAAAGGGGGTTGTTAAGGGCAGTTTTGACAATCGCGTGATGGCGCGTTTTGTTAAGTGGTAATGTCGTTTACATCAATAAATGTGATCTACCCCGCAAAGTTTACAAAATGGCATTGTTTCGGCAGTGCCGTTTTGTTACATATAAGCCACGGAAAGACGAATGGGAGGTAAGAAGATGAACGCTAACGCTAAATATACGGCATGGGTTTTTGAACTATACGCCCGCTACTTTGAATTGCTGGCACCAGGTGAAGAAGCATTAAGCATTGATGAGTACGCGGAGTGTTTGGGATTCAAAGAAGGCAAGGAATGATAAGGCACGGTGTAGGATGGCCCCACCAAACCAGAAGGGTTGAATCATGAAAAGCGATAAGTTCATAGCGTGCTGTTTTGTTGAAGTGCCTAAAGGTGATGTTTTCTGCGATTATGAATTTAAAGACAGTTTAGGCAGATCTCATGTTGTTGTCGGCAAGCGCGGAGACTGGTTATACATAACAGACGACGACATGATTTTTACCAGAAATCAACTATTTCACATTAACTCTGTAAATAATTATGCGCCAGTTGCCGCTATATCCATGATGGATCTTAAATCTAATATGTGGCTTGAAAAGGACACTGTGAATAAAGCGCGTAGCTTACTTGGTGCTGAATTTTAATTTCTTACGAAGGATAATAGCAAATGTCTAAATTTATCAGTGTTAAAGTTTTCCGTGGCACTTTTCCAGAAGATGATAAAAATGGGCAATTCTCTGGACAACCTGGCGCATGTTTCCGTGTAGCCACTGACGACGATGCGGGCGTTAAATGCTTCCACGTAGCTGAACCTCCTTTTGACGTGAAAGACCTTGATAATGCAGATCACGTTAAATTTTTTATCTTAGTATCATTGGAACTTAATCCGCTCCCTGGTGCTGAAGTGGAATTGATTGGGGCTGAACTGGTGGCGGAATACAAAATGACTGAAGGTGTGACAGGGGGAATTGACATTGAGCGCATCAAATAAGCTATATAAGATCAGGTGTAAAGGCGAATATCCTGGCTTTACGACTGGATGCGAATACCTGGGCCATATTGGGTATGGCCCTTTCGGTGAATTAGGGATGAACACGATGGACGACGACGGCGACAGCCGGACGCTTGATCTTGATTCTGATGATTTCGAATACATCCCGCCAGTTACTTACCGCGTGGTTGATGAGTTCCTGGCTGAACATGAAGACGATGAGGATGATTAAATGGAAGAGTGGTATAAAAATTTATTAATCATGTTTCTTTCTGAAAATTGGGCGCTATTTGAGCGTTTTTGCGAGGAACATGGAGAAGACCCTAACGATATTTATCACGATCTTGGGGGTGAAGATGATTGAATGCCTTATTGCCGTGATTGTTTTGCTTTATATCGCTGGCGCTATCCTGATGTCATGTTTTATTAAGTATAGCGGCGCTGAACCTGGTGGCCTTGAGATTCCTTTATGGCCTGTAGTGATGTTTCTCGCTTTCTATGATGCTACGGTAGTGCAGATCAAGCGAGCCATTAAGGAGCGCAAGAAATGATTGAAGATGGCATATACGCAGTTATCAACATTGATGATATGTTCTACCGCGTGGAAGGTAATGATATTCGCGTCAGTGTCGATGGTGGAGACTGGCAATCGCCATTTATGGAAATGACGCGGGAAATAATCGAGGCCATGCTTTATAATGGCGTGGTTGTGAGGGTTAGCGACCTATGAACGAGATCGAAGACGGCATCTATTTGCACATGTTATTTAACATCGCTTATCTGGTTAAGGGTGACAAGGTGATGATTCAGGATCCAGAAAAACTATGCTGGGAATCAAGTATGATGGATCGTTGGCACATGCAAATGCTACTTGATAATGGCCTGATATACAGAAAGCAGTAAAGCCGTATTTGTGGGTCGAAAACAAACAGATTAAAATATTACCTAACAATGCGAAACTGTAACTACCCGGCCCCGCGCCGGGTTTTTGCTTTGTTGGAGGTAAATCTATGTTCGACAGAATACGGGAGGCGTGTGCGTATGTGACCGGGGCCGTAACTGCTTTTTTCGGCGCGATAACCATCAATGACATTGCCGTCTTTGTGGGTATCTTATCAACCATAGGCACATTTGCCGTTAATTATTACTTCAAATCACAGGAGAATAAGCGGGCGCAAGAGGAACACGACGCACGAATGGGGAATAAGTAACATGATTAGCCAATCGCTGAAAAACAAGATTGTTGCGGCGGCGGCTGGTGGGGCAATCGCTATTGCGGCGGTGATGATTAAGCCATTAGAGGGCGTGGAATACGATCCTTATCGTGATGTTATCGGTGTTTGGACTGTTTGCTACGGTCACACCGGAAAAGACATCATGCTTGGGAAGACCTACACGCAATCAGAATGCGATGCGTTGTTAAATAAAGATCTGCACAAAACCGCAAAGGCGATTGACCCATATATCAAAGTTGAAATATCAGATTTTACCCGCGCTGCACTTTATTCCTTCGCCTATAACGTAGGCGCAACCAACTTCAAAACATCAACCTTATTAAAGCTACTCAATGACGGCAGGAAATCGGAAGCGTGCGCACAGCTTAAGCGCTGGGTATACGCTGGCGGTAAGAAGTGGCAAGGCCTGGTAAACCGCCGCGATGTTGAATATGCCGTTTGCGAATGGGGTGAGAAATGGACAAGGTGAAGACGTTAATCATCGCCGCTGTTGTTTGCATTATTGCCAGCCTTACCGCCGTAACGTGCCATTACCAGAGTGAGGCGACAAGGTTACAGGAAGAGTTAACGACCACGCAAGGCGCACTGAAAACAGCAAGTAATACTATTAAGCAGATGAAGGAGCGAAACGCCGAACTGTCAAAACTTGATAAGAGGTATCACGATGAGATTAAAGCTATCAGATCTGACATTGCCGATCTGCGCACTGGCATTGATAACGGTTCTATCCGGTTGCGCGTCAACGCAACACCTGTGCGAGTGTCCGACCCCACCGGAACCGCCAGCGCCATTGATGGAGCCGCCTGTAGACTCACTCCCGACGCTGAATCGGCTTATCTATCCCTCAGAGAACAACTAAAAGAGAAAGACGCGAAGATAACCGCACTTCAGGGCTACATCAAAACGCAGTGCTTACGCAAAGAATAACAGCGCGTTGACGTGTCGCCGTTTCTGCAAGCCAGCCATGACCGGGCCAATCCTTACCGCGAGCGACGGCAGAAATTCAAAAACACGTAATACCGGGTAAACAACCTCATTAACAGGTATGGCGCTACCTGGGTAGAAGAAAGCGCCATTAACTCACCTGCCACGAGTAGGAAGAGCGTTCGGATCTGTTTACCAGAGATGTTGAGCATGTCCAGTTTTATAAAATTCCAAAAACGGTACTCATGCAGCGCCGTTTTTAGTGTTTTATAGCTGTTTTCACTCCCTGCGGTGTCCAGTTTTGCGGGGGTTATATTTTTCAGGATAGAGGAATATTCTGATGGCTAAGGGTAAAGGCATTAAGTTGCCTCAATTCAAAGTCCCGCTCTTTGAGCATACTACCGTTTTTTTCTGCCCGACCCGCGACATGTTCTATGAATTTTGCGAAAAGGCAGGGATCCCAATCGAACCTGATTTTGAACTGGCTGGCGGCCTGACGTTAACCTGTACGGGCGAGAAAGGCGGTAACTTCTACGTGATCGCAGTATTCGATAATGAACTTGGTACGCTGGTCCATGAATGCGCACACACTACATTCCACGTACTGAGCGATGTAGGCGTCGTGGCAACAACTGATCCAAGCCATCCGGCAAACGAGACTTATGCTTACATGGTAGGTCGCATCTTTGACGCATTTTTCCCGATCCTGGCTGAATCAAACGAAGCACAGGTGGCAGCTATGCAGGCCGCTGAAGTCGTAGAGAAGGCATTGGAACAGGCAGAAAAGGCGACTGATGCAGCAGAACAGGCAGTTGAACGGGCAGAGGAGTCGAAAGAAGAGAAAAAACCAGCGAAGAAAGGCAAACGTAAGCCGAAAGCAAAAGAGGCGCTTGTACCGCGCGTTATGAGCTTTAAACGGGGGTGATTATGTTTACTTTTCTGTTAGGTTTATTTATCGGAATGGCTGCCGCTGTAATATTACTGGTTGGTGAATAATGTTATGGACGATTATATCATCGCTGGATTAATTGGTATTTCTGTATTTCTGGTGAGTTTTGTTATTGCCGTGCTGATAACAGTAAAGAGCAAGTATTAGATGAGGTGGCAAGATGATTGACCCGCTCATTATCCTTTCTGCCTGCGTCGCTGTACGGCTGGCGATCATGATATTCATTGAAAGCTGAAGGCATTCACATGAGTGTTTACGATCTCATCTGGTGGTCGTTGGTCGCCGTCATTATCTATTTCTGGTGGAAGAATGTTGTATAGGTGAAGCATGAACGCATACGAAATGCTATTGCTGGTGGCTGTAGTTGTAGTCATTGCCGTTGACTTCTATCGAGGGTTTAAAAGATGAGAGAAGCAGACTTCTTTTGCATGATTATAGTGATCGTCATCGTTGCCGTGCTTTTAAGCGTTAACTGAATCGCAGGGGGTTAAAAATGAAATGGCTTGATTTCTTTTTCCTGATTGTTGCGATTGTTCTAACCATGACCGCGCTGACTCAATAGGTTATAGCTTGGACTCGCATTTTATGCGCTTCCTAAATTCAGCAAGTCAAATAAAGTGGATGGTAACAATGAAAGAGCTATTCGACTTTCTGGAAACGGTAACATACTGCGCAACATTAATTGCGTGTTTATATATTCTGTGTAAATGGTCTTGAGAGGTGACGTGGTGAGCAATGAAGAACTAAAAATTGCTGATGAAATCAAAAAGGCACTTGACGCGGCAGAAAACAATAAAACTATCTATCTTTCCGAGCGGGAAGTAGAAAAGATGATGGATGAATTTAAATTAAAATTTGAAAAAGATAATTAAGAGGTGAAATATGGCCCGCACTAAAAAGGCAAAGGCTGACGATAAAAAGCCAGCGGCTAAAAAGGTGGGCCGTCCGCATGGTTATACCGAAGAAAAAGCATTAGAAATCTGTGAACTGGTGGCGGATGGTCAGAGTATTAATAAAATTTCGAAAATGCCCGGTATGCCTACCCGTTCCACAATCCTGAAATGGTTTAGGGATGTACCGGAATTCTCGATCATGTACGCGCGCGCGAAGGAGATCGGCTTCGAGGTATTGGCTGATGAAATCATCGATCTGGCTGATGCAGCAGAGAACGCAGATAAAGATCAGTTGCGACGCCACCAACTAATGATTGAAACGCGTAAATGGTTACTAGCAAAACTGCAACCGCGTAAATATGGAGAACGCGTCACACAGGAGATCGTCGGTAACAAGGAAGAAGCACCCGTCCGGGTAGAGGTCACAAAAGAAGAGATCGCCCGCATCGTCCAGGAAGTAGAAGATGAGGTGTGATTATGTTGACAATCAAAGAACGAGTTATTCAGTCCAAATGTGAAAACGATGGCCTGTTTTTCAATCGCTACTTCTATAAGCAAGCGAACGGAACGAAGATGTTAATCTCAGGCCATCACTTAGCTATCCGCGACGCACTGCAACGCGTTGTCAATGGTGAGATAACCCGACTCATCATCAACATTCCCCCAGGGTACGGTAAGACAATGATCGCTACCATCAGCATGATGGCGCGGTCACTCGCAATAAATCCCCGCACAAGATTCCTTCACGTTTCCTATTCCAATAACCTTGCGTTACTCAATTCATCGACTGTAAGAAACATGATCTGCACGCCTGAATATCAGGCAATGTGGCCCATGAAGATCCGCAATGATGCCAACAGTAAATCTATGTGGTGGACAGAATACGGTGGCGGCGTGTACGCGACCTCATCGCTGGGCCAGGTAACTGGGTTCCGTGCCGGGTATATGGAACCAGGATTTAACGGCGCGTTAATCATCGACGACCCATTGAAACCTGCTGACGCTTATTCTGACGTGGTGAGAAAGCAGGTAAACACCAACTATAACGACACGCTTGCATCACGTCTGGCAGTGCAAACGACGCCTGTTATCGTCATTATGCAGCGCATCCACTACGATGATTTGTCCGGCTACCTGTTACGCGGTGGGAGCGGTGAAAAGTGGCATCATCTTAACTTGCCAGTGAAGATTGACAACAGCGTTGGCTATTGGGATCTGTACCCTGAAAACGAGTTCGCTATCCCTATTGCTCACAACCTGCCAGACGGTTGGCTGTGGCCCAGGAAGCACAATGACGATCATGAAGCTGGACTGAAAGCACACAGGCGGTCATTTGAGGCCCAGTACATGCAGCGCCCGCGTAAATTCGACGAAGAGGGTGCATTGTGGACTGAGGCTATGATAACCGCCGCGCACCGGATGCAGATAACGCAGGACAAGATCCGCACCGTGGTAGCTATTGACCCGGCGACAACATCATCGGAAGAATCGGATGAAACGGGGATCGTGGCGTGTTCCGCTTACGGTGGCGGTAAGAATGCTCAGTATTCTGTTGATGGTGACTATTCAGGCCGCATGTCGCCTAACGACTGGGCGCAAGCAGCAATGAGCGCATACGACATTCATGAGGCTGACGCGATGGTTATCGAAACCAACCAGGGCGGTGAAATGGCAGAGGCCACGCTACGCAATGCAGGATTCAAAGGCCGCATTGTTAAGGTACACGCAAGCAAGGGTAAATTCGCCCGCGCCGAACCAATATCTGCACTGTATGCACAAGGAAGGGTGGCCCACACTGGTGAACTGTACACGCTGGAAAATCAAATGATGGAATACGTGCCAGCTACCGCCAAAAAATCCCCTGACCGTATGGACGCAATGGTATGGGGCATTACCGAACTGAGCCAACCACAGGCAATGGGCCTCATGTTACCTAAACGCCTGCGCGGATTTTAAAACCTGCCTCACAACTACCCACAAGTTTTTCTATTTTTCGCGTAGCAACGCGTAAACATGTATTCAGGAGTAAACATTATGCCATCCAATTTAGAATTGGCGGTTAATGCTGCCTTGTCTCAACGCCAGGCTGCATACGCCCGCTATGCCGCAGCACACCCATTCACTATGGGAATAGATGCCAAACGGGATGCTGCGTGGAGTGAATACGGATTCAAAGAAGAGATCACGTATGATGATCTATACAAACTGTATCGTCGCGGCGGTATCGCTCATGGTGCAGTGGAGAAGATTATCACAACTTGCTGGCGAACCATGCCAACGCTAATCGAGGGAACCGAAGACGAGAAGGCCGAAAAGGAAACGCCCTGGGAAAGAGAAATCAAGAAACAATTCGACAACAGATTTTGGCGTGTCATTGCCGAATGTGACCGCCGCCGCCTCATTGGTCGTTATGCTGGCCTGTTGATTCACGTCAGAGATGGTAAGCCGTGGGACCAGCCTGTGACAAAAGGCGTAGGCATTGCCAAATTTACCCCGGCATGGGCTGGTGCTCTGACGCCGAAGGACTTCGAAGAAAACCCGGACAGCGAAAACTATGGCCTGCCGACGTGGTGGGAATACAAGGAACGCATTAACAGTAAGACCATCGCCAGAAAAATCCACCCTGACCGCATATTCATCTTCGGTGACTATTCTGATGATGCAATCGCCTTCCTTGAACCGTCCTATAACGCTTTCGTTTCACTTGAGAAAGTGGAAGGTGGTAGCGGTGAATCATTCCTGAAAAACGCTGCACGCCAGCTTGCTATCTCATTCGACAAGGAGATCGACTTCCGGTCACTGGCAGCTACATACGGATGCGACGTCACAGAGCTTCGGGAGAAATTCAACGAGGCAGCGGCTGAAATGAATAAGGGTAACGACGTGATGATGGCATTACAGGGGGCCACAGTCAGCCCGCTGGTGACTGCAGTATCTGACCCGTCAGCTACCTATGACGTCAACCTGCAGACTGCCGCCGCTGGTATTGATATTCCGACCCGCATCCTGGTTGGGAACCAGCAGGGCGAACGCGCATCAACCGAAGACCTCCGCTACTTCAACAGCCGCTGTATGACTCGAAGGGAGGAAATCGGCGGTGAACTTGAGGATCTATTCCGCAAGATGGCAGATCTCCGCCTTATCAGTATGCCAATTGACGTATCAGTGATATGGGACGACCTGAACGCCATGACCAAAGCCGAACTACTGGAAGCGGCGCACAAGATGGCACAAATCAATCAGGCTTGTCTGGCTACTGGTGAAGAAATATTTAGCGGTGACGAGATTCGTGAGGCTGCCGGATACGATGGCCCGGCCAGTGTAGTAGAAACGGAAGAGGGTGACGATGATGAAGGTGAAGAAGATAATCAGGCGAATACCTCCAGCCGCGATAATGCCATCTAACACCGAAGACCCGACCATGACAGGGAAGCTGAGGTCCGGTGCTATCAAGCGTTTTAAAGCCTGCCTTAAGAAAGTTGCGGATCCGTATATCGCTATACTGGACCGGATGCAATATACCCTGGCTGTTAATAAGAAATACACTTTCCAGATCTACATTGACGAGCTTCATGATTTGCTGGAAGACGCCAGCGACATGATTGACGAGATATTCGACTTGACTGACCCGGAAAACTTCTGGTTCTGGCAGGAATACGTGAAAGTGGCATATCAGCGCGGTACTGCACAGGAATATGCCAACCTCGCTAACCAGTCAGTCACATATTCCAGGGCTTACCCCGAAGTGTCGGCGGTATTAACCAGTCAGACCTATCGCACGCGCCTTGCCCTGGTTCGTACCCGTGTATTTGAAGAGATGCGCGGACTGACCGCACAGATCAAGAAGGATATGGCCCGCCGATTAACCGAAGGCATGGCCCGTGGCTTAAACCCACTGGAAATAGCGCGCACATTGCAGCAGGAAACGCAATTGCCGTTATACAGGTGCAAACGTATTGCCCGCACTGAAATATGCACAGCGTTGCGCACAGCGCGTATGGATGAGGCAGAGGCCGCATCTGATGAGCTTAACTTGCGCACTATGCAGATGCACATTTCAGCATTGTCACCGACTACCAGGCTGTCACACGCACAGCGGCACGGGAAAACGTACACCATAGAAGAGCAGCGCGAATGGTGGAGCAAATCCCCCAATTCAATTAACTGCAAATGTAGCACTATTACCGTGCTGGTGGATGAATCTGGTAACATATTAAACAAACGAATCCTTGAGCGAGCGCAAGAAAATTACAAAGTTGCGCACGCTAAATATGGCGAAGATTGGGAGTAAAAACCGTGAATAAAGAACTGATTCAGGTTAATACCAAATTAACCGCTAATACCATCCGCCGGGAAACATATAACGGGCGTGAACACATTGTAGTCCCGTCCTATACGTTGCCCTTCAATATCGTTATGAATCGGGAATATTACCCGGAAGCCGAAATCATTGCTAATTATCAATCTCTGGAAGGCACGCTCGCACCGCTGGGCCATCCTACGGTTAACGGTGAATTCGTTTCCGCATTTAGCCCGGAAGGTCTGAATATTGGCTTTTGTGGAGCGTGGAACAGAAATGTTGAATTACGAGGCAATCGTGTTTATGTGGAAAAATGGGTGGACGTTGAAACTGCCAGCCATTCAGAACAGGGCCGCGAATTATTAAACCGACTGGAAGCACTGGAGAAAGGCGAAAGTAAGGATCCGATCTGGTCATCTGTTGCCGTATATCGTCAACGTATGCCAGCTACTGAAGAGATGAAAGCCCAGGGTGCTGATCATGTAGTGAAAATCATGTCAATCGACCATGACGCTATTCTACTGCATGAGCCGCCAGCCGCATCACCGGAGCAAGGCGTAGGGTTGATGGTTAATACCGACCAGGCGAAGCCGTTAATGGCGGTGGCGATGAAAGAAAATAGCTATCGCACCCTTGAAAAACAATTGGAAGAAGCGGCGCGTGAACTGTTCAAGGACGCCGATTATGTCTACGTCGTGGACTTCACAGACAAAGAAGTGACCATTGCTACTAATGCCGAAAGTGCTCAAGTTTGCACGTATGAAAAACAGGCTGATAAAATAATTCTCAATAATGGCGAGCTTGCAATCAACGAGGAAAGTAAATCCTGGTTCGCTCAGTTCGCTGAACACCTATCCAGTCTTTTCTCATTAAACGAAAAAATTAAGGCCAATAAATCGGAGGACGATCCCATGCCTTTGACCAAAGAAGAACGCGCCGAACTGGTGAAAGAAATTAACGAAACCATCACCGCTAATATGGCGAATGCAATCGCTGAAGCACTTAAACCAGTACAGGCAAGCGTAGAAGAGTTACAGACCAATCAGAAAGCGATTAAAGAAGAGATCGCAGCAAACGCAGATAAAGAAGTAGCAGAAAAACGCGCCGCAGTAGCAAAAGTTCACGGCGAGATTGTTGCTAACGCATTAAACGGTGAAGCGTTAGAAGCAATGTTTAAATCCCTGGGCAAAGCCGCGCCGATGGCAACCAACGCAGCAAGCGAAGGCAAAAAAGGCGAAGTTCCAGACTTTAACACTTATTTCTAATTAAAAGGGGATCACAATGTTTCGTTTTCGTCGTGTAAATATTGATGGCAAATCCATCACCGAAAGCTATGCAGCAGGCGAAGAAGTATTGCCGGGCAAACTGGTTAAACTGGTTGGCGGTAAATTCGTGAACGCAACTGATGCAGAAGGTCGCTTGTATATCGTTAACCCTGCTTTCCATGAAGGCAAAACCATCGCTGATGCCATCAAAGCGGGTGAAACCGTTGTCGCTGACTACGTTGAACCAGGCCGCGAATTCGCAATGCGTGTTGAAGCTGCAACCTACAAAAAAGACCAGGCCATCAAACTTGGCGAAGTAACCGTCGCGTACTGCCAAGAAGATGTAACCCTGGAAGGCGTTGACTTCATCCGCGTTCGCGTAGCTTAATTTAAAAGGGGAAAAACATGTACTTTACTAAAGAAAACCTTGCTACCAACGCCCGTATGCAGGGTCATTGGAGCGAACTGTGGGCGCAGCGCAATATCTTCAACGCTCAGCATGACGCCATGATTGCAGCAAACAAGGCGAACATGACTTCCGAAATGTTGGCCTGTAACGCTGTTGGTGGCTTCGCAAAAGAGTTCTGGAAAGAAATTGATAACCAGATCATCGAACTGAACACCGAGGAAATCGGCATTGAAATCGTCAACGACCTGATGGGCGTTCAAACCGTACTGCCTATCGGTAAAACGCTG